TCAAGTGCATGTTGGGCTGGCCAGCAATGGGTTCGCAAGCCACTGGTTCCATCGGCGCTGGCCGCGATTCGAAAGCTGGGGCCAATCCATCCCGAATATTCTTGACGCCACCCGTCTCGTAGATCGCAGAAAAATCCTCGATTCCCTTGAACCCGAGGACCATTCCAGTGAGGTTGCACTGTGGATCACAGTCCGCAAGTAGGACCTTTTTTCCCCTTGCGGCAAGCATCCAGCCAAGATTGAAGGCGGTCGTTGTCTTGCTGACGCCTCCCTTGTGATTGAAGAGGGCAATTTGAGTTGCCATGTGCGTCGGCTCCCTGCGTTGATATTGTGCGACACAGTATGCGCTGCGCGGATTATGGACGCAAATTTACAAGGCTGACCGCCGAAACGGCGCGGGCGCTGCTGACTTCGATCGTTCCCCTTCGTGCCAGTCGCGCTGATGGCCTCTACACAGCATTTCGGTTCGCGTGGCATCCGGCCTGTCACCCTGGCCCTGGCCGAAGCCCGCGGTGTCGACCCGATGACGGCAATAAAGTACTGCACCTCCATCACAACACCTCCTTCACTTCCTTCTCCACGTCATCGATTCCGGCATCCCGGTTCCTCTCGACGAAGTTGAAGACCCAGCGGACGATCGCCCAGCCTGGCAGGCGGCAGCCGAAGATCAAGCCGCCCAGTGCCACGAGGCCGGTCACCGAATCCACCCACGAATGATTTGCCCACGACGGTTGTCGCTTACAATTCCCATACGGCTGTATCGGTGACTCACTCTGCCGAGATTGGTCGGCGCTGCTACTCGACGGGTCGCCCCCGTGTTTTCTGTGGGAAAAACATGCGCTGGGCGATGGGGAGCTTCCGGCGCAGGAAGGGGGCTTCCGGCGCAGGAAGGGGTCGCGCGGTCGGTGAATGACGTGCTGACTGCGCCAACAAGGGCATGAATTGGAGTCACAATCGTGGCGCTTAACCTTAGAACCACTGTAGTTGCCTACCTGCGCGACCACGCTGAGCAGAAGTTCACCGCACGTCAGATTGCGGAGTGGATCTTTGCCACTTACCCTGACGAGTGTCAGGCCAAGAAGGAGAGCAGCAAGTACGTCGGCACGGACGCCGAGTTGGTCCAGCAGCTGGTTGCGGAGATCGGCGTGCAGCGGGTTCCTCTTCAGAAGAAATATCCGGCGCTGAAGACTACCGAGGGACGACCACGCAAGTACTACTACTCCGAAAAGTCAGACAGTGCCGAGGTAACCGCGGCGGAAAGCACCGGCCTTGCTCAGACAACGGAGGCAAATAAGCCGAAGATCGGAGAGCATTCGCTGTATCCACTGGTCTCGACTTATCTTTGGGAGGAGTTCCAGCTCTACTCGAAGCGAATCGACGAGAAGCGTTCGTCGAACAAGCGAGGGCCGAATGGCAATCGTTGGCTTTACCCAGATTTGGTCGGCATGGAAGACCTGGGAGCGGAGTGGCACCAGGAAGTGAAGGACTGCGTTAACCAGTACTCGGACAAACGCACCAAACTGTGGTCATTCGAGGTCAAACTGCTGATTAACCGTTCGAATGTGCGTGAGTGTTTCTTTCAGGCGGTGTCCAACTCGTCCTGGTCCAACTTCGGCTACCTCGTGGCGGCTGAGATCGTGGGGCAGGACACGCAAAAGGAACTGCGCATGCTTTTTGCGGCGCACGGCATAGGCTTAATCAAGCTGGATGTCGAGAATCCATCTGAAAGCCAGGTGTTTATTCCGGCCAGGGAGCGCATAGAGATCGACTGGGACACGGCCAACCGGCTAGCGACCGAGAATAGGGACTTCCTGGAGTACGTGAAGCTGGTGAGGCAGTTCTACCAGACGGGGGAGGCCCGCCTTGCAGACTGGGACGTGCCCAAAGAGGCTGGGTAGTTACTGGCTATTCTAGGGACGCTATCACGGAGAGGCGCTGCTCGCGTCTGGTGAATTCGCCGTACCAAACATCCCGGCAATCGCTTCTCGTCCGGCGGAGGAGTAGCCCAAAACCTTCGCCGCCACGCTCCTTGGCGGATGCAAAGTCGATCGTTTCGAACCTCGCTTCGCGCGCTAGCGTGGTGGCAATTGACTTCATTGCGTATTCGAAGATATCGAGCAGGTGGGACTGCTCGGCTGCCTCGATTCCATGCGATGCGATGTCCTCGATTATGGCCTTTTTGTACCTGCTGGTCATAACTTACCCTCCAGAGTGGTAGGTGACATGAACGCGCTGTTCTGCAGACCTGGCAAGCTATTTCGGGCTGCTGACCACTCACTGCCCCCCGCCAAACACCTTCAACTTCACAAACGCCCCAGCGAGCAGCGCCAACACCAGCCCGGTGACCAGCATCCGGACGATCGTCAGCCCCGCCGTCTTCTTCGCCTCGTTGAAGGCATCGAGCAGGCTGCGCAGTTCGCTGATGTCTCGTGCGGCTTCGGGCCCATCGAGCCCGACCTCCGACAGCGCATGGCGAGCGCCCCGCTCCGCCGCCCGCTCCAACATCGCTTCAAACTCTACCTGCGGCACCGTCACCAGTTTGCGCCGCTCGACTTGCGGTTCTTCCATCGTTTCGTTCTCCAGAAAGCAGAAACCCGCCAGGCGGCGGGCTTCGTGGATAAATCCGTGACCGCGGATTCAGACCTCGATCACTTCGATCGGCAAGCTCGGCGCCACCGCCTCGACCACACCATCGCGGACCACACCATCGCGAACAAACACCGGCTGCCCGACCGCCGCGTGACCCCGTACCCTCACTCGCCCGCCACCCGGCAACTCGACCGTGACGACACCCGCGCCAACATCGATCACTGTTCCCGCCTGCAACGGCGGATCCGGTAGCAACCCCCTATGCAACGGCGGATCCGGTAGCAACCCCCTAAACTGCTCGTAAAGATTATGCATACGCCTGCACCCCGAGCGTCTGCCAGACCTCCGGCAGGCCCGCCTCCACGTGCGTCGCGCGCACCATCCCCAATCGCGTCACGCTGCCGTCCTGGTATTCGACGAACGCCCCCGGCTCGATGATCCCCGTCGCCGCCCACACCGGCAGGCGCAGACTCACTTCGATCTGGCGACCGGTATCAGCCAGCACGGAGAGTCCCCGTTCCCGGGCCGCTGCCACTTCCGTGATCAGCGGATCAACGACCATCGGCGCGAGCACCTCGCCTGCCGTCCCGGCGCGTGTCACCTGCCCGAGAACCCCGACTTCCTGACCCGCTACGAAGCCTGACCCGCCACGAAGACCCGGTTGTAAGCCGGTTTCTCCAGCCATCTCACGGACTCGCGGGCGACCGCCTCGACCGGCAGCACAAAGTCCGGCGTCACCGTGTGCCATTCCCACGGCGCCACCGGATAGCGATGCCGCACGCGCAGGCTTTGGTCGGTCGGATGCGGCAAAAGGTCACCCCCCGCCGCCCCGGCGATCGCCGCCAGCGCCTCGATCCACGTCCCCTGGTACGCAAACACCCTGGCCGGCACGATCCAGTCCGTCAGATTCCAATCGACGGTCCAGCCCAGCGACACCCCATTGAGCGTCAGGACATCGTCCATCAACTGCCGCGCGGTACGCGCCTCGGCATTCGAGAACGTCATCACCGGCGCGTAGGGCGCCGCCAGAACCGCATTCCGACCCCGGCCCGACACCCGAATACTGGCCTCCCCGAAACGGCGCTCCCGGCGGATGCCTTCGGCCAGCACCCGAAACGTCGTGCCGTTCACCCGGACCACCAGTTCGACCGGCGCCGCCGCGCGGCCCGGGTCGACGAGCGGCTCGGCCCGGGTCGACGAGCGGCTCGGCGATGGCCGGCAACACGGCGTCGAACCCCCACGTCCAGGATCCCGCATCGAGCGATAGCGACAGCGTCCAGACCGGCACCTCGACCCCATCGATGAGACGATGGAGCGAAACATCATTGAGCACGAGATAGACCCTCCGAACGGGAACGACCACCGTCGTACCCGGTGGCACTGGCGACGCGTCGCAAACGAAGACCAGGTGCGCGTCCGCCCGCCCCGGCAGCGCCGCCCCGGCAGCGCAAACACCAGATGCCCGCTCGGCGTATAGCACGGCGACGGCACGGGCGGCTCGGGCGGCCGAACGACGCTGACGCCGATGGGCGGCACCCTGGCCTCCTGGAATCGCCCGTGCCACGCCTGGCTGAACGGCGTCGCGACCTGGAAGGCGCTGCCATTCGACCGCCGATGACGGGTCGACACTTGCCAGGCACTCGCGCGGGACACGCGTGAGGTTCGATCCCCATCCTGGTGCCGGAAGCGCGTGCCATTGTGCCGGGAGTCGGCGCCCTGGAAGATCCCGACGCGCTCTTGCCAGACCCGGGTCGCCTCCTGGTGCGCCGCCCCCATCGACGCCCCCAAACCGGAGCCATCCCGTTGCCGTACCGACCGGTCGATTAGCATCCGGCAGAGCGTCCCCGGCAGCCGGTGCTCGATCCCCGCGTACGCCCTCGCCCCCCTTTCCCAGGAAGCCGCCCACCCCACCGGCGCACCCGACGCGTCCTGTTGCCCCCAGGCGGTTCCCGCCTCGGCATGCCGCGTCCCTTGCCACGCGTGTACGGTCTGCCCGACCGTCGGGCGCTGCGTGTTCGAACGGTAGGCGGCCGAGACGCGCCCCGTCAGCAGCGCAAACGCGCCGCGGATCGTGACCCGCTCCACCGTCACGACCCGGACCGCGACGCGCAGCGCCGGGAAGGCGCCGCGGATCGTCGCGCTCGCCAGCGTCAGCGCCGTGTCGCTCTCCCCAAACACCAGATCGCCGGTCGTCCCCCGCGTCTGCTGGAAGCGTAAATCGGTCGGGCTCACCCCAGCACCGCCGACGTCATCGCCACCACGCCGCCGGCCCACAGCGCCGTGGTCGTCAATTCGCACTCTGCGCCGCTACCCACCTCGCCCGCCTCCAGGTCGAACGCCGGTACACCGTCCCGATTGACGAAGCGCGCCCAGGTCGCCAGGCCGCTGTGGACGATCATTCCCGGCTCTCGCGGCAGCAAGGTCAGCGCGCCATCGGCGACCCCACCCGCGGGATCCTGCAGCGGGATCTCGACCAGCATCGCACTTGCCGGCCACTCGTCGGCCGACGCCGGCCGCGGATCCCCATAGAGGCGAGCCGCCGCCGCACCCAGGCTGCCGGTGTTCAGAAAGGCCAGCCGACCCGCCAGGGCCGCTTCCCGGCAAGCTGTCGATTCCGCGATCACGGGATCCGCTCGGCGGTCAGGTGGTCCGCGACGACGGCGCGGTGGACATGCGTCGGATCAAACGCCACCACGAAGTACCGCTGGTCCAGCGACAGTCCCTGGAAGGTGTAGCTCCCGTCGACTCGCGACTGCGTCTCCGCCACCAGCGCACCGGTGTCGTTGCGATACAGACGCACCGGACGGGATACCGGCAGATCGGCGGGCAGCGCCTTGACCTTCGTCGTTCCCGAGAGGGCGACGGTCCGATCGCCCGCTTGGTACCCCAGCGCCACATTGCGCACCACCACACCCCGGCCGATCTGCGGATTCGGGGCGACCCGCCGCCGCGCCTGGATCCCCTTCGTCTGCTCGGTGGGCTCCCCCAACTGCCCGAACCGGAAAGCGCTTGCCAGCGTCTGCGGCAGCACTCTCGACAGCCCCGCCGGTCCCCGATAGAAGCTGTTCACCGCTGGCGGCGTGAAGTCGGCCGTGTAGCGCGCCACCCCCGGCGTGATCCGCAGATCGCGCACCCAGCCCTTGAAATACTCCCCCGGGGAGGGGTTCAGATTCGATCCCATCCGGAAGCGGTTGGCGCTGAAATCATGCGCCGAGGCCAGGGCCCCTTGCAGGACGCCGTCGAGAAACAGCCGCAGTTGCCCCGCCGCCCGGGTGATCGCCACATGGCAATAGGTGAGGTTGGTCAGCGCGGATTGCGTGATCAGCAGTGGGGATCCATCCGACAGGTCGAAGCGCAGACGACCCGGATTCTCGGACGCCGACCCCACCAACCCCCAGCCGCCCGGGTTCGGGTAATGATTCGTTTCCAGGATCCGCGGCCACGCCGAGCCGTGCCCCCCATCGTGCAGGGCGAGCCGCAGCTCGACGGTAAAATCCCCGGTGCCGAAGTTCGCCACGTTCGCGTTGTCCGGCAGCGTCAACGAGGATCCCCCGTTAAAGTAGGTGACCCACAGCCCGTCCTTGCGGGAGTTGGCGTAATAGCTGTTGAACAGCGGCGTCCCCGCCGGCGAAAGCGCCCTCGCCGACTTGCTGAAATCCGCCCAGGTCGGCGTGCCGAGGTGACTGTTCATCGGCACCAGCAAGCTGACCTGGTCGTAATGCGCGTCAGAGAGATCCACGGCCTACCTCCACGGCCCGGTAATATCCCAGCCCATGACCCCGGTGCCGGCGCCGGCGCTGTTGACCCCGTCTCCCCCGGAATCCGCGTCAAAAGCGTGCGTGAGCAGGATCTTCCGGCCATTGACGACGACCACGTCACCGATGCGCGCGTGCATGTACGAGTGCAGCGGCTGGTACGGGCCGGGCAGCTCGCCGCGAACCGCCTTCGAGTTCTCTTCCTGCATCCAGATCGGGGTGTGGAAGAGGATCGACAGGTCCGCCGGATTCGGGTAAGGGACACGACCGTACGCGCTCGGCGAGCTGCCCCAGCCCTGGCAGACGGCGTTGCCCGCGATGCGGAAACGCACCGGGTTGCCCAGCTCTTGAGAGAACGGTCGGCTGAAGTAGCAGCCGGTATACGAGTGATTGTAGAAGCCGCCAGGAACGCTGCTCCCGTTCTGGTTGGCGCTCGACGACCACGAGTTCGCGTTGTTGCCAATCACGAACGAGTGGCCGAGGTCCCCCGGGACGTACGAGATCGCTTCACCAAAGCCGTAGATCGCCCAATCGCCGGACTCCTGCGACACGCCGTAGCTTTCCGATCCGTTGTAGACCAGGTACACGCACCGGTTGTCGCCGATCAGGAACCACTTCTGGACGTAGGCCGCGTTGCTGTAATACTTGGACATACCGACACCGGCCGGCAATTGCGTCGCGGTCGGAAACGGGTTGGTGCCGCCGTCCCCCGCGCCGGTCATCGCCTCGTAACCGCGGTACTGCAGCACATACGCACTGGTGTCATTGACCCGGAAGTAGTGGCGCAAGCCAGTCTTCGGGCGATAGACGCCGACGTTTGTCGCGGCGAATTCCTTCGTCCAGCCCAAAGGCGCTGTCTTGGCGCTGATCGTTCCCGTCGCGGTGCCGTTCGCTTCCGTCGTCGGGAAGGTGAAGGTCGCCCCACCGGTGAGGGTGATCTTCCAGTCGCCGTTCAGTCCGTCCGGCGTCGCGCCGGCAATGCGGATCACCGTGTAGTCGCGAAAGTTGTGATCGCCGTCGGTAGTCACCGTTGTCACCCCGTCGGCGACCACCAGGCTGGTGACCGACTTCAGGTTGAAGCCATTGACGAGACAAGCATCCAGCAGGACGATCATCCGTCCCGCTGCCGCCATCCCGGCCGTGCTCGGCGCGCCGGCCATGTCCGAGTCAAAGTAACGCACGTCGTGAATCGTTCCCATGGTTTCTCCTGTCAGATCGTGTCGACATCGCCGCGAATCAGCAGCGTGAATTGGTCATCGGGCACCGTTTCCGGTCCCTGCTGAATCGTGCGCACCACCCACACCGGGAACATCGAACCGATCGTGTTGAAGCGCAGGATGTTGCCGGTTGCCCAGCCCGCTCCCCAGCCCAGCGCGGGAATCGTGAAATACGCGACGCCGGTCGACGGATTGGCCGGCGCGCAATCGGTGACCGTGTTGCCGGTCGCGATCACCCCGACGTGTTCGCCGATCACCTCGAAGTTGCCGGGGCTCAGGAAGCGCACCACCCAGCGCTCGGTCAGCGCACCGCGGTTACTCACGGTCACCGGAAACTGGGCATGGTTGAAGGTGCCGGTCGCCGCACCACCCGTCTGGGCGTCCTTGAACGACCCGTCCCAGGTCGCCTGATCGAAGATCGTCGCCACCCGCGCGAACAGGTCGCCGGCGATCAGCGCGCTCGACACGAAGCTGCCGGCCGGATAGGCGTGCGTCAGCGCGCGCGTGAAGGCGATCTCGCCGCTGATCAGCGCTTCGCGCACCACAGCCATGTCCTCGATGCGGTGCTGGAGGGTCACCGGCTGGGCATAGCCCGCCACATCGGTGAAGGTCACGGTCCCCGCTTCCAGGTCGGCCGTGAAGCCGCTGTGGATGACCGCAGCGTCATTCCCGATCACGCGCACGCGAGAAAGCCGCACACGCGCGCAGTCGAGCGTCTGGCCGTTGCTGACCGTCGTCGTGATCTCGCCGGTATGACCGACGACGGCAAAGCCTCCGGGCCGGAAGATCGGCACGCGCCCGTCACTGGGCAGGCGCACCGGATCGATCCCGAGCAAGTCCGCGTCGAGTGGCAGGTAGCTGTAGGCAACCGCGTGATAGCGCAGGCTGGCCATGGCGATCGGTTGCGGCCGGAAGATCTGCCCGCTCACCACCTGGCTCGCGTCGTACCACGGTTCCGACTCGTGGCCCGCCGCCGGCACCAGCGTCCCGAAGCGCACGCGCACGATCCCGGTCTCGTAGTCGACCGAGCCGCTGACACCAGTCGCAGAGATCGTGCCGTCGATCCCCACCGTCACGCTCTGCGTCCCCCCGGTCGCCCGCGCATATTGCAGCGAGAGTGAACCCGGACGCAGCGGCGCCGCCGACGTGCGAAAGACGAAGGCACTGGCAATCGCTTCGCCGACCGTGGTCACCGTGCTCACGCGCGTGAGGGCGTTGGGGGCACCGGCGACCCACGACGACAGCGCCACCTCGCCGGTCAGGTAGTTGAGCGACCCGCGCGTCACCCAGCCGCTGGTCGTGAACTCACGCAGCGTGCCTTGCGCGTTGTCGCCCCACGGCCCGGCGCCAGCGGTCTGCAGCAGCACCGTGCCGGGAACGATCTGGGCGGTGACGTCGGGGACCAGCGCGAACGACGGCGAGAAGACGAAGGTCTCGGTTTGATTGCTGGTCGAACCGGCGCCGTTGTAGCGCAGCGTGACGAGGCCGGTTTCGTCGTTCGGGTACAGCGAGGGGGCATCGACGTAAGAAATGCCGCTGTAGCTGAGCCGGAAGCGGTCGTCCGGGAGACCGCCCGACGCCGGCAGTGCCGTGTAGTCCGGGCGCGGGATCTTCACGACGACATCGGGCTGGAAGACGACCGCGCCGGTCGCGTAATCGACCGTCCCGACGATCGTGCCGTGCCAGCGGAGATTGCCGGCGCCGTCGTCGGTCGCCACCTGCGTCGGATCCGCCAGCCGAATCCCCATCTCCGCCAACTGATCGCGCGTATAGAGTCCGAGCACCGCGAGGTCCGTGAACGTGTTCCACTCGACTTCCAGGGAGCCGGCCTCGATCGTGCCCTGCGAGGCCGTCACCGGCACGTGGCCGCTGCCATCGCGCGACGGGTGGGCAAAACGGTCCTCGTGCTTCGGACCGGCGACGTAGCTGACCGTCAGGTTCGTGCCCACCGCCGGCAGGACGTTGGGCGCGAAAGAGAGCCTCGCCTGCGCGACGTTCAGCGTCCCGGTCGCCGCACCCGACAGCACCCCCGCGGTGTTGGCCGAAGCACTCCGGGCGCCGTCGTGCGTCCAGGAGACGCTCAGGGATCCCGGCTGAATCCCGTTGCCTTCGGGCGGAGACAGCGCAAGCGTCTGCGACGCCTTCAACGTGACCACGGGGTGCGTCGTCTCCTGCGTCGGCGTGTTCCAGGTCAGCACCAGCGAACTGCCCACATCCGGCAGCGCGCCGAGCGTCACGACGAAGGCGCCGGTGTCCGCCTGAGTGGTGCCGGCCCCATAACGGCTGTCGATGCCCTTGAGGGCGCCGTTCCCCGCGTCCGCGAGCACGTACCAGCGCCCTTGCGCGAGGTAACTGATCGACAGCGTGCCCGGTTGCGGCATCGGCAGGATCGAGCCGGTGTAGNNNNGAGCCGGTGTAGGACTGGCTGCGACTCTCGACCGTCACCGCGATCTCGGCGCTCTGCGGCGCCCGCAGGACCCGCGCGGCCGGGGTGTAGGTCACGGTCTTGGGGTCGGACATCGTGCCGGCGTTGAGCGTCAGGATCCCGTTGGCGTAGTCGATCGTGCCGATGTGACCGCTGGCCGTCTTCAACAGGCCGGCGTCGTCAAAGAGGGTGAGACCACTCGTGCTGAGGGTCAGACTCCCCGGCAGGCAGCCGCCCGGCAGCTGGAAGTTGACGGCGGTCGACCAGCTGTGGGTCGCGGTGTAGGTCACCGGGGTCGCCCCGGGCACCGGCAGGCCGGCGGCGGCATAGGGGACGGCAAAGGTGATCGGCGTCTCGGTCTGCGCGCTCGGCACCAACTGGGTGTAGAGACCACATGTCTGGATCGTGAAGTCGCCGAGTGCTGCCGCTGCCGTCAGCGGCACGACGCCGACGTAGGTGCCCGCGTCGGCGACCACGGTATCGCGCACCTTGGTGCCCGCACCCGACCGCGTGAAGCTGCGGCTCGCCGGAGAACCGGTAAAGTCGGTGCGCAAGGCATCGCTGATGTCGACGGTAACGATGTGGGCGTTGTAATCGACGTCGGTCCCGTAGGTGAACACGCGTTGCACCGCCGAGACCGCCGTCGCGCGCACGTACTGCAACGTCTCGTTGCTGAGCCCCTCGTTCTGCACCAGCACCAGCGTCTGCCCGACGTTCGGCAGCACGTCCGTGACGCGCTGGAAGAGTTGGATGACACGCTGGCCGGCGATGTGGTTCTCGTAGAGGTAACCGGCCCACTCGGGACCTTTGTTGAGGTAGGACTCGATGCGGGACGCGGCCTGCGCGCGCGTATCGAAGGTGGACGCGGTGCTGAACAGCGTCACGCTGACGCGGGGATCGGCCGGCGGGTCGGCGACGATGACGTTGCCGCCGAAGTAGGTGTCAGTGTCGTCGGTCTGCACCGAGACGAAGGTCTTGCGCAGATTGACGCGGCCCCCGGCGCGGTCGAGTTCGGAGATGTCGGGGAAGATCGCGTTCGAGATCCCATCGGCGATCACCGCACCGGTTGGCGCGCCACCGCCTTCGGGCACGTCGGCCATGACCGCCGACTTGAGCAGTTTGACGTCGCCAGAACGAATGGCCATGCGTGTACCTCCAGGGGAATCAGATCGCCATCAGCCGCAGCGTCAGGCGGTAGAAGTCGGACGCCGAGCGCGCCGGGAAGCCGGCGACCGGTTCGGCTTCGAGGGCCGTTTCGGCATGCCGAAAGGCGACCGTGAAGACGCGCCCATCGGTCAGCGTCAGTTCGAAGCGGCCGGTGCTGTCGGTCAGCGGCACCCCCGCCCAGGCGTAGAGCGTCGTCAGTACCGAGCGCGTGACCCAGGCCATGTCGAGTGCGCCGGTGAGCGTGATCGGACGCCCCGCCTGCCGGGTTGCCGACTGGACCAGCAGGGCGCCGGTGATCAGGTACGACACGGTGGCCATCACCGGCGTCCAGGCGTGCTCGTCGCTCCACAGCAGATCGTCGGGCAGCATCACGACGACGGCGTCGGCCAGGTTCTTCAGTTGCATCGGGAGTCCTTCGGGCAGCAGGGTGTCAACAGGGAGTCCGGCAGAACGTCGCCGGGCGCTCAACTGGCCCGCGCGCGGGCGACTTCAAGAAGACTCAACAGGCGCGCTTNNTCAACAGGCGCGCTTCGTCGCGCGCGTCGACCGAAGCGGTGACTTGGCGATCGCCCGCCGCCAGTTCCACCCGGACCGTGCGGGTTGGACTGCTCTCGGCCGGCAGCACCGGGCGCGACAGCGGGGCGCCGAGCGGCGCCACCAGCCCGCCGGACGCAAACCCCTGCACGTGCAGCGCGAGCGCTCGCGCGGGCAGCGACAGATCGTTCAGCTCCTCGAAGAAACCGGCGCCGAAGCGGGCGACGGCCTGGCGATTGACGACGTACTCGCCCGGGGTGAGCATCGCCGGCACGCGGTCGGCGGGAGAAAGACCGCCGTGCCGGTAGAACTCGCCCTGGTGCTGTTCCAGATAGTCGAGCAGATCGCGTTCGAGGTCCTTGCCCGTCAGGGTGGCCTGCGACATGGCCTGACGCCACGTCTGCTGAATGCGCGCGAGCGTTTGCTTCTCGTTCGCCGTGAGTTGCTTGCGGCCAACGAACGCTTCCAGGGCGCGGCGATCCGCATCCGCCTGTCCGCGGTAGGTTTCCATCGTCTGGGTGCGCTCGCCGGCGCTGTACGCCCAACCCGCGCCGGCATTGAGCCAACCGGTGTAAATGCTCATGCCTTGCAGGCCCAACTCGATCAGTTGCTGGGCTTCGACCACCTCGCGGTTCTTCTTGGGTACATCCTCGGTCGGGCCCTCGTCACCCGGCCAGCGTTTGAGCCCGAAAGGCAGGACCGTGCCGCCCTCGGCGTAGCGTGCCACGCCGACCGTGCGCGCCGACGCGCGGGCCAGGGTCGCCAGGCGCGACAGCGCGCCGGCACCGTACTTCTGGACGGCGGCCTTACGCAGCACGAAGGCGCCCGCCTGCACGAAGGCGCCCGCCTGCAGCGTGCGGGGGACCGTGTCGTGGTGGCCGGACCCCGGCACCGTGCCGCCGGTCATCGTAGGGAAGGCGGGAGCCACGGCACCACCGGCCGCGAACCGCGGTACCGTGCCGACGAGTCCACCGCTGGCATTCGCTTCGACCCGCTGCACGATGATCGTGTGCGTGCTCGAGGTGTTCATCCCGTTGAGGCTCTGGATCTCGGCGCGGGCCGCGTCGGCATTGGTCTCGATCGCGTGGCGGGACTCGGTCTGCAAGCCATTCAACGCCTGGATCATCGTGCCAACGTTGGTGATCGCGGCCTGCGCCTTCTCGGTCGCCACCTTCAGTTCGACCTGCGCGTTCTGTTCGGCGTAGGTCTTGAGCTGGTCGAGTGCCGCCTGGGCCGGCGAGACGTCGGCATCGACCGGCAGCGTCTGGCCGGCCTTGAGCCGTTGCTCGTAGTCCTGCAGCGTCTTCTCCGCCTGCTGCAGGTCGGCCTGGATGGCGAGCAGGACCTGCTTCTCGGCGAACGCCTTGTCCAACTCGGCGATGGCCTGGTCGAAGCGCGCGGTGTCCGCTTCCAGCGTGACCTTCAGCCCCTGCGCGAGTTTCACGGTGATCTGGTCGATCTGCGCTTCGGTCTGCGTCAGCGTCTGCTGGATCTCCGCGCGAGCGGTCAGCGCCGACTGCGCGGCCTTCTGGTGCGCCAGGGCCTCGGCGTCCAGCGCCTGGTTGAGGATCTGCTCGGACTCGCGGATGCGCTCGATGGCCTGCTGGACCCCGCCCTTGCTCTGGACGACCTGGGCATCGGCCTCGCTCACCTTCCGGGCCAACTCCGTACGCAAGGCTTCGGCCTGCCGCATCAGCGCTTCGGCCTGGGCGTATTCCTGCTTGAGGGAGGCTTCGCGCGCGCGGGCTTCGAGTTCGGTGACCTTCGACACCGCCTGCTCGGATTGACTGCGGGCGTCTTCGGCCCGTTTGGCGTCGCTGGTCTGGCTGCTCGCGACCTGGGTGGCGAGGTCCATCGCCTTCTGGGCGAGCTGCCGGGCCTGTTCGAACTCGCCGTTGGCCAGCGCTTCGCGCGCCTTCTCCTGAAGCTCGACGATCTGGCGTTTCCGATCCTCGGTCGCTTCGAAGGCGCTCATCCCCTGCCGCTGGATCTCGCGAACGCGCTCATCGGTCGTCATCGCGAGCTGACGCTTCGCTTCCTCGATGCGGGTGACTTCGGCGAGATGCCGGTTCGCTTCCGCGTTGAGCGCGTCGATGTGCTGCCGGTACTCGGCGAGCGCCTGCGTCATCGTCTGCCGCTGGCTGGCCAGGATCGCGTTCTCCACACGCTGGACACTGGCGACGCGTTCTTCCTCGGTCTGGCCCTGACGGCGAGCCGCATCGACCCGAGCGTTGGATTCGTCGGTGATCAGCTTCAGCGTGTCGGCGGTCGCTTTCTGCCGCAGCGCGGTCTGCTGGGTCAGCGCATCGGTCAGCAGCGTGGTCGAGCGCGTGATCTGCGCGGCTTCCGACGCCTTCGACGTCTCCAGCGCGGCCTGCTCCTGCGCGTAGCGCGCCTTGACGGCGTCGACCTGGCGTTGCAGATTCGCGTCCACCAGCGACGTAAGCCCCTGGTAGGCCTCGGCCATTCTAGCGGTGGCATCGTTGACCGTCTGGTTCGCCTTGGCCATCGCCTGCTCGACCTCGCCGAGACGAGACCTCAGCTTCTCCAGGGCTGTATGCACCGCCTCGATGCCGCGTCCGACGGCCTCCTGCGTGCCCCGTCGCACCGCCTCCAGGCGCTTGGCGATTTCCTCGGCGGTGGTCGCGGCGGTGGCCATCGCGCCCTTGGCCGCCTCAGCGCCTTTGGATGCTTCGGTGTACATCTCCGCCAAGATCGCGTTCATCTCGGCGAGGCGGGCCTGGTGGCGCTGGGTCGCTTCCCGAATCGTGTCCGCCGAGAAGACGGCGGCAAATACTTCCCAGCGGTAGCGCAGCTCTTCGACGGCCTTGACCAGCACCTCGACCAGGAAGACACCGGCCCGGCGCACGATCGCGAACTTCTCGGAGAGCCAGGTGCCGATTTCCCAGCCGATGAGGAACGCGCCCAAACCGGCGAACGCGGTCTTGAGCACGCCGACGCTGGCGACGGCGGCCGAAACCGACAGATTGACCGTCGCCCAGGCGGCGACGGTGAGGCGGGGCCGCGACGGTGAGGCGGGCCGCGGTCACCGCCGCGGCGCCGGCGGTCTGCCAGGCGGTGATCAGCGCCGGGATCAGGCGGTAAATCAGCACCGCCAGCCCCAACTCGGCGAGGCGCTTCACCGCCTGCATCACGGTGTCGAGATTCTGCGCCAGCCAGGTCAGGGCTTGGGCCAGCTTCTGGGTCAGGCCCGTGGCTTCATCGACCCGGTTCACCCATTGGCCGAAGGCGTTGCGCAGGCGCTCGAAGGCCTGGCCGACCGTCGCCGGCAGTTGGGCGTACTCGGCGGCGAGCTTCTCTTTCTGCGAGCGCAGCGCATTGACCACCACGTCGGCGGTCAGGCGGCCTTCCTCGGCCATCTTGCGCAGCCGTCCGATCGGCACATCGAGCCCATCGGCGAGCGCCTGGGCGAGACGCGGGCTGTTCTCGACGACCGAGTTGAATTCTTCGCCGCGCAGCACACCGGAAGCCAGCGCCTGCCCGAACTGCAGAAGCGAGGACTGCGCTTCGGTGGCGGAAGCGCCCGAGATCCGCAGCGCCTGCGAGATGCTCTCGGTGAGCGTCAAGGCCTGCTGCTGTTCGCCACCGAGCATCCGCACCGCCTGCTGCAGCTTGCCGTACAGCGTCGCGGTCTCCTGAATCGGTACGCCGATCCGTTGCGCGATGTCGAACAGGGCCGATTGCGCGGTCATGAACTCCCGCTGGCCGGCGGTGGCGAGTTTCAGGCGTGCGGCCATCAGGTTCCACGCGTCGGCGACCTGGACGATCGCCTGCACCTTGCCGGCTGCCCAATCGATCGACAGGAAGGCGAGTAACTGCGTCTTCGCGCGGGCCACCTGCTCGCTCAGCGCCGACATCCCGGCCTGGACCTGGGCCACCCCGGCGGCGGCCTGCGCCCCCGACGTCCTGGCGGTACTGGACAGTTGCCCGAGGCTGCGCTCGGCCGAGGTGATGGCGCGTTTGAGCCCCTCGTCGGCGCCTTCGAGCGCGACGAGGATGGCTATACGGTTGCTGGCCATGGTCAATCGATCCGGCGGATCTGCGTCTCGATCGCCGCCGCCAGCCGCGGGAGGCGTCCGGCGACCCGCCGCGCGATGTCGAGGCGTTTCCTGAGCACCACCCGCGGGACGAGGACGGCGATCGGGATATCCGCGCCGCGCTGCAGGCGCTTGATCCCGGCGGCCTGGCGATAACGGCGCTTGAAGCCGGCCAACGGCCGGTCGTGTTCCCGGAGGTTCTCGGCCATCAGGACGAGGTTTCCCTGGCGGGACGAGGTTTCCCTGGCGGCCCTGGACGAAATAGGCGTTGCCGCCCCGTATCAGTTCGGCGATCTGCGCCTTGAAACGCTTGCGACCGACCCGGCCATGCAGCGGGATCAGCAGCCGGCCGGTGATCGTTCCCCCGAACTCGTGCATGCCCGCCCACGGGATACGCGAGCCCACGTAGAGCGCCGGCAGGCGGTTCGGGTCCCGGGCCAGCACCTTCGCGGTAAAGCCCTTGAGGAAGAACCGCCGGACCACGGTCATCTGGCTGCCGACGTGCCGGCGCACGTCCTCCCGGATCTCGGTGGCCTCGCGGGTGATCGCGCGCCTGACCGCTTGCTGGACCTGCGTGCGAAACTCGCCGCCCCAGCGCCTCAGTTGGGCTTGCGCAGCAGTGCTATCGATACGAATGGCCATCTTCATCGGCGGGAGGTCTTGAGTGGCGGTTGGGCCGTGTCGGTCAGTCGGTTGAGGGTCTGGTCCAGCTGGCCGCCGTCCCCGCGCGTGCCGATGGCGATCACGGAGAGAAGACGCGCGTCGCGCGCCGCATCCGAACGTTCGATGGCGCCAAGAAACGCCCGCACCTGGGCCAGTGTGTAGTCCAGGAGGTCGGGCAGCCGGTGGCCGTGCTCGATCAACTGCTCGACGGCGTCGAACCAGCCGCTGGCAGCGGCGCGCGGTTCAGCGGCGCGAACACGCGGTCGAGCTTCGGGATCACCGTCCGGGTAAAAAAATCGGCGTTGACCTCGATCACCTTGGCCGCCAGCAGGATCGCGTCGTCGGCGGCCAGTTCGTCGAGCCACGTGCGCGGTCGGCCGACGGCAATGGCGATCGCCGACAACAGGTCGTCGCCCCGTTCGCCGAACAGCCGTAGCCAGTCGATCTCGGGTGACGTGAGTTCCTGTATCGCCGGCGCGATGGCCCGCAGGAACGCGGGCAACTGCCCGACCTTCAGCGGTTTGATGGTCAGGGCTTCGCCGCCGATCACGAGTTCGACCCCGGGCGGGATCAGCGTTTCCAAATCACTCATGGGTCACCTCTCAACCCAGCTCGACAATTCGGCCGTACTGACCGAGCGTCGCGTCGATCGGCTTGGTCGAATCGGCGAGCAACGAGCCCTCCAGCTCGAACTTGTTGTACTCGTTCGAGATGAAGGAGATCTCCTTCAGCGGATCGAAGGCGATGCGGTACAGTTCGACCAGCGTCTTGGCGTTACCCTGGGCGGTATTGAGACCCTCGAGGCGCAGGAAGCGCTCGGGCAGGGGCTGCGTGAAGATGCCGATCTCGGTCACCGCGCCATAGCTGTAGCTCGCCTTGAACGGCGGCACGAAACTCGCGAGGTTGAGGATCTGGATCGCACCGAAGTCGGTATCGGCCGTGTAGTGGGTCCCGAGCGTCAGCGTCGCACTGGCATCGTCCTTGACGACCAGCGCCGACACCTTGGGATGCGCCAGCGCGTAACGATCGCCGACGACCAGGCCGGCCGGCAGCGGCTCGTCGGTGACGGTGCCGGTGGCGCCGGCGGTATAGTTGCCGTACAGGGCGAGTGCCAGGTTGTCCTTGGTAAACTCCTCGATGGTCAGCGTCACCGTCGCGGACTTTTGCTTGATCATGCGGTGATCGAGCGAGCGACTGCCCGATTGGGACTCGTAATGCTCGATCACCTCGGTCTTGAGGGCGAGTTTCAGTTCGGCGACGTTGCCGGGCGTGCGCAGTTCGATCGGGTTGCCGTTGATGTCGCGCTTGCCGAGATAGACGCGGCCTTGGAAAGAGGCGTAGGTGCTCATTTGGATTTCTCCTCAAATTTGCTGTGGGGTTTGGCTGCTGCGTCCAGCACCGGGCGGGCGATGCCGAGGTCGGCGAGCCAGCGCGCGAGATCGTCGTCGAGTTCGATCACCGCGCCGGGGGCGTGGTCGACGCCGGCGTGGGTGTGAGGCTGCAAGAGTTCTACTTGGGGCATGGCGGGTCTATCCTGGTTGGGTGAGGTCGGTGGCCAAGGTGCGGTAGGTGATCTGGTAGCGGGCAGGCATGGCCGCGGCGCCGGCATCGGCGTCTTCCACGTCCCACTCGCCATCGAGTTCGCGGAGCCCGAGCGCGAGGCCGCCGAAGTTCGCGTGGGCAAAGAGCGCCGCATGCGCGGCGACGAGGATCTGGTCGGCCAGCGCCTCGGGGGGCCCGGCGCCAGTTTCCCGGGCGAGCGCGACGAGCCGCACGATGAGTTGGCGCTCGACCCGGTCGTTGGGCCGCTCGACGATGGTGGCCGACTCGGGGAACACCAGCAGTGCCGGCGACGCCTCACGCGGCACGCCGTGGACCGGCGAACGCAGCAGGGTTGCGCCCTGCGCGGTGGCGATCGGCGCCAGGATGGTCATCAGGGTCTGCAGGATTTGTTCGCGGATCGATTGCGGCATGGCAGGGCCCTACAGGCGGGTGAGGGTCGCGCGGCATTCCGACCCGTCGCCGGTCCCCCGCACTTCCCGCACGCGGTAGTTGGCTCCGTCGATCACGACGCTGTCACCGGGCGCCAGCGACAGGCGACTCGCCAGGTAGCGGATCACGTGGTTGCGACTGACGGCGAGGCCATTCAGGATGTCCTCGTCCGGCGCGTAGAAATCGACATCGACCTCCACCGCCCCGACCGTGGCCCGGACCAGCAGGCCCGAGCGCGCCGCCGCCTCGTAGAGCGCCTCGATGAAGGTGCTCACAGCATCAGGAGTTTCACCAGCACCCCTGGCCGGTGACACATCGGCAAGGGGTTCGACTGGGTGTGCAGATCGGTGCCGCGGTCGAACTTCCGCGGTTCCTGTTTCGCGTACAGCGGCTGCCCTAGGGTGTTCACCGTCTCGTTGAAATCCGCCGGTGCGACGTAGGTGCCGAAGGTGTCCACGGTCCCCTGGGGGAAGCAATGGCCTTCGCCAGCGGCGACGAAGCGCCGGGAAACGCCGTTGGCGTCGGTTGCCTGACCACGGTACTCCTCGAAGGTCAGCCCGCCAAACGTAAAGCCGGCGCGCATGTCGTTGATCAGCACCGCCCCCTGCTGCCAGTTCTCGTACGCCTTCTCGACTTTGGGGTGACCGGTGAGTTTCTCGAAGAACTCCGGCGAGACCAGGCAGTGGATACCGCTCATGAACTCGCCCAGCAGGTTGTCCTCGACGTGGCGCAGCACCTCGGCGCACTTCGCCTTGACGTTGGTGGTGTCGACGTTGAGCGCGAAGTTGACGGTCTTCGGCGGGATGTCGAACTCGTCGAAGAGGTCGACCAGCGTCGAGCCATCGGCGTCCAGGATCACGCCCTTGAGAGCCCCCATGCGCAAGTGCTCCAGCGTGATCGCGTGCTTGTTGCGCATCGTCTCCAGATGCCGGGCCATCACCCCGGCGATGGTCTCGACCTCGGACTCGCTGCCGAAGGCCCGCACGCCCTGGACTTCTTCGGGTAGCACGACGTCGTCGTGGGGGATGTGCGGCACGATGAACGAGCGCAGCGTGCGCTTGCCGCGCCGCCCGACCGTGCCAGGCGACCCGGGCGGCAGCGTCGGCAGGAGATTCAGCACGCCATTGCGTTCCTCGACGATGATCTGGCGCTGGCGCACCGGCTTGACCGGGAAGAGGTTCAGCGCTTCGAGCCGCCCGTAACGGTTCGGCAGCAGGTTGATCGCCGCGGTCAGGGCGGCCATCGAGAAGGCCGGCGTATGGAAAGGGTTGTTCATTGGCATGGGAGTTTCCTTTAGACGGAGGCGCGAGCCAGGATCCCCAGGCTCGTCAGGGTAGCCAGGGCGGCCGTCTTCTCCGCGCCGGTGATGCCGACCGGCCACCCGAGGGCGGTGTCGGCGACGATGGCGTGGCGGGCGACGATCAGACCGTCGTGACGATCGGCGAGACTCGCGTCGATCGGATCGAGCAAGACCCCAGCCGGCGATTGACTGCCATCGGTCGCCGAGGGGTCGAAGCGCTTGATCTTGCCGGTAGCGGTCACGCGACCGACCACGGCACCGAGGCCGAGCGTCTGGCCCGAGGCGACAGTGACGCGATCACGCGAGTAAAGATTGGGCGCCTCGTACTTGAGGAGATCGCCGAGGTTGTTGGCTTCGGTGAGTGCGGGCATGGTTCAGTCCTTTCCGGTGAGTTTCTTGACCGCCTGGATCAGCGGGTTGTGAGCGGGGGAGTCGAGGGAGGTGGCGGGCGCCGCGGCGTCGGGGTGGATCATCGAGTCGATCTCGGGGCTCTCGGCGCGGGCCGCCAGCAAGGCGCGGCGGACGTCCGAGGCGCTGGCTCCCTGCGCGAGGAAGGCCACGGTGCGCTGCGGATAACCTGCCAATTGGCACAATTCGGCGATGGCGACGGCCTCGGCGCGGGTGGCGTCGATCGCCGACTGGACGGGATCGTCTTCGGCCGATGGCAGCGTGTCGGGTAGCGTGGCCGGTTCGGCCGAGGTTGCCGGATCTGGCGTGACGCCGGGGGGGACGTCGGGGGTGATGCGGTCGGTCATGAGTGATATCTCCTGGGAGGGGGTGGAAGCGGCAAGGAGCGAGCGGCTCGCCGTGGTCAGGAACCCTGGCGAACGACGGGTGGCGAGAAAGGCGCTGAAGTCGGTGACGGCGTCGTCGAAGCTGCCCTGGGCATCAGCCAGGCCGGCGGTCAGCGCTTCCGGACCGAAGTACAGCCCGGCCTGGGTGGAGCGCACGAAGCGCGGTTCGAGCTTGCGCATCGTCGCGACGTGATCGATGAAGATCCCGTAGAGCCGGTCCACTTCGGTCTGCAGGCGGGTGTGTGCGGCCGGGTCGAGCGGTTCGTGCGGCGAGAAATCGTTCTTCTGCTCGCCGGCGGTGATCGCCGTGTAGCGGTAGCCCTGCTGGGCATCGCGGGCCGACTGGTCGACGTGCAGGGCGATGACCCCGATCGAGCCGACGCCGCCGGTCTGAGGGACATAGACCCGGGAGGCGGCTGAAGCGAGGACATAGGCGGCCGAGAAGGCCGAGTCGGCGGCGATCGCCCACACCGGTTTGACGGCATCGGCGGCGCGCACGCGTTGCGCCAGTTCGAAGACGCCACCGGCTTCGCCGCCCGGAGAGTCGAGGTCGAGCAGGATGCCGGCCACCGCCGGGTCGGCGACCGCCGCCTCGAACAGCGCGCCGATCTCGCCATAGGACGTGAGGCCGGAAGCGGCATCGAGTCCCAGTGAGCGACGCACCAGCGTGCCATAGACCGGGATCACGGCGAGGCCGGGCGGCGCGTCGGGCAGTGTGCGCGGGGGCGGAATCGCCAGCGCGGTGTGCGGCTCGGGCCAGCCGATCCGATCGCCGAGGACGGGATCGCCGAGGACGGCGAGCAGGATGTCGAGCTTGGCCCGGGCGAGCAGAAGCGGCGTCCCGTAGAGACGGGATGCCAGGTGTGGGAGAGGCATGTCAGTTTCCTTGCGGGAAGGTGTCGGGTGGCAAGACCGCCGCTGCCGGGGGCGTCGGCAGTTCATGCCGCGGGTCGGAATCGAAGACCAATCCCAGCGCATCGGCGCGGGCGTTGTCGGCGGCAATCTCCCGATCCACGTCCTCGGCGTCGTAGCCGTTGGCCGAGATCGCTTCCGAACGGGACATCAGCCCCGAGCGGATGGCGGCCTTCATGGCGTCGGCTTCCTTCAGCGGATCGACCCACTGCCAGCCCTGCGGGATCCACTTGACGGCTTGATACGCCCGGCGTTTGGCTTCGCCACCGCGGGCGTAACCGGGCAGGACCAGTGCGCCTTCGAGCACCGCCTGCGTCATCCACGCCTGCCAGATCGGCCGGCAGAGTTGATGGACGATCACGCCGTGCTGCAGGGCCTCGACGCGGCGGCGGAACTCCAGCAGACCGGCGCGGATCGACGAGTAATTGACCTGCGTGAGATCGCCGGTCAGTTGCTCGTAGGTGACGCCCATCGCCGCAGCCACGGCGCGAAACTGCATGCGCAGGAACTCCGAGTACGAACCGCCGACATCGGCCGGCTGCGAGAACTTGATGTCTTCGCCCGGTTCGAGGATCTGCATCGTCCCGGGTTCGAGCCCGGCGAGCGCGACGCCGTTGGCGTCCGTCGGCCCCTCGCCCAGCAGGTTGTCCTCGGGCGCCAGGCGGGTGACGAAGCCGGCGAACATCGCCGCGGTCTTCTTACGCACCAGTTCGGCGTCGTCGTACTGGTCGAGCTCATTGAGCTTCACCAGGGCGCGCGCCAGCCACGGCTCGCCGCGGATCTGGCCCGGGCGCAGCGGCCGGAAGAGATGCAGGATCTCGGCGGCATCGATGCGCACGGTCGCGAGACCGCCGTCGCCGGACATCGGCGCCAGCGTCCCGTCCTCGGGGTGCGAGCGGTAGAGGTGATAGGCGACGCGCCGCCCGAGCCGGTCGAACTCGATGCCGGCGCGGATGAGATTCCCGTTCGCCGCCTTGCTGTTGAGCGTCACCGGCAAATGCTCGGCTTCCAGCACCTGGATCTGCATCGCCACCGGCAGGCCGTCTTCGGGACGCCGGTAGCGCAGGCGCACCAGCGCCTCGCCGCCTTCGAGCATCGCCCGGCAGGCCAGCGCCTGCAGACCGTAGAAATCGGTCAGGCCAGCCGCGTCGGCGGTCACCGTCCAGTCGCGCCAGAGGGCCTGCAGGACTTCGCGGAGCGTCGCATCGAGAACCATCGATTGCGGCTTGATGCCGGTGCCGATGGCGTTCGCGACATACGACTCCAGCGCCGCGTTGGCCCAGGCATTGCGCCGCACCAGGTCGCGACTCTTGGCGCGCAGTTCATTCTGGGTGGTGAGCAAGGCGGCCACGGCGCCGGGATTGCCGACTGACCAGGCGAGGGCGCGACGACCGCCGCCGACGCCGTCATAGATCGGGGCGCCGCCGAAGAGTTTCCGGCGCAGCGTTCGCAACCAGGCCATCACGTTCCCTTGGCGGTGGTGACCCGGATTTGCCGGGGCGCGCGGACGTCGGTCTGTTCGAAAAGGTTGCGCTCGACCTCGCGAATGGCCTCGCGCAATTCCTCGATCGAGCGATATTCGACGGTCTTGTCGCCGAAGGTGACGCGCTTCTCGCCGGTGGCCAGCGCTTTCTGCAGCGCGACCAGTTGTTCGTTGCTGTAGGGCATTCTCTTGGGTCTCAGTTCAGCCAGCGGCTGCGAATGACGCGCCGGCCGGTTCTCGGGGTTCCAGAAACAGCGAGGCCACCGCTGGGGGTGGCCTCGGGATCCGGGGTCGGCAAAGTCGTCAGGGGCTCGTCGTCGTCAGGGGCTCGTCAGGCGGTGGCGCCAGCCCCAACTGCCGTTCGAGTTCACGCCAGTGGCGTTCCTCGAAGCGGTCGAGGCCGGCGGCCGCGGCGGCGGCGCGAGCGTATTGGTAACAGTCGACACCCTCGTTCCTCTCGCGCATCTTCTGCCACTCGCGAATCGCAAAGCCCCTGCGGTCGCGACGGGTCACCAGTTGCTCGGCGCACAGTTGCTGGAGGTACTCGCCGTCGATCTTCGGCAGATGGACGTAGCCAGCCGGATAGCGCAGCGTCGTCCCGTCTTCTGCAACCTCGGGCGTTTTCTTCAGGTTGTTGTAGAGCTCCAACTTGGCGATGCCGCCAACGACGGAGAACAGCTTGATGCCGCGGCGCAGCCGCTTGCCACCCTGCGACACTTCGACCGCCGTCGGCGTGCCGATGAGTGCGGCGCCGCGGGCCACGCCCTTGACCGCCATCAGCCGCGGATCGTGGCAGGCGCGAACGAAGGCGTAGGCTTCCTGCGTAGCGAAGCCGGTATCGAGCGCAAACCGGGCCAGCGGCACCTGCGCACCCGAGGCGTGCGTCCAGGTTTCCGCGATCAGCTCGCCGAGGCGCTTCCAGACAGCGTCGCGGGCGGTATCGCCCATCAGGACGCGGTGCTCGATGAGCCAGGACTCCTTGCCGCGGCCAAAGGCCCAGATCGACGCTTCGATGCGATCCTTCTGCACGTCGGCGCCACCGACCAGCAGCAGACCGCCGGCGGGAATGCGGCCCATCGGATAATCTTCGCGGCGCTCGACCAGCCGTTGCCAGTCGGGCGCTTCGCCTTCCTCGACCCAGGTCTCGCCGAGTTCGGTGTTCTTGAAGGTCTTGATCGCTGCCGAGGAACCGGATTCCTTGCTCACCGCGCTCTCCCAGGCAGCGGCGATCTCGCGCCAGCGGCGCCAGCCAATCGGACTGTAGAGACTGGAGAGATGGAAGCCGGCGGTCTTGCCGTTCTCGGGCGCCGTCGCCCGCCACTCGCCGTGCTCCAGCATCGCCGTCTTGTGATGCTCCGGAATCGGCGTCTCGCAGGACTCGCAGACGTACGCCGCGGTCTCGGGCCGCCCCTTCTCCCAGCGCAGCTGCTCGAAGCGAAGCCACTGCCGGTGATCGCAATGCGGGCATGGCAGGAAGTAGCGGCGCTGGTCGCTGGCTTCGTACTCCCGTTCGATGGCGCTGGCGCCGGCGATCGTCGGCGTCGAAACGATGAAGATCTTCCGACGTGCAAAGGTGCGGGTGCGCGCCTCGGCCAACGAGATCGCATCGCCCTCGCCGTCGACGTCGCTCGGGTAGCCATCGACCTCGTCGAGAAACAGGTAGCGGACCGGCATCGAGCGCAGGCCCACCGCGCTGTTGGCGCCGGTCATCACCAGCACGCCACCGCGGAATTCCTTCGCCAGGATCGTGTTGCCGGCATCCCGACTGCGGGCTGGTGCGATCAGTTCGGCCAGCACCGGCGACTCCTCGATCAGCGGGTCGATGCGCTGCTTCGAGTTGCGCTTGGCCATGTCCACCGTGGGCGAGACGGCCATCATCGGGCCGGGCGCGTGGTGGATGACGTAGCCAATCCAGTTGTTGCCCATCTCGGTGTTGTGGGTCGGGATCCCGCCGCGACCGCACAGGTACAAGTGACTCGGCGAATCGACCGCGATGCAGCGCACCGGAACCGAATCGACCGGGCGGATGGCGGTGATCGCGCGCTTCTCGCCTTCGCCGGGACGACCATTCGCACCCGGGGGATGGGCGACCACCGAGAACCGCCAACCTGCCGGACCGGCGAGTCGCTCGCGACCGACCATCTCGGCCGTCGTCCGGGTGCTCGCCTGCAGGCCAGCATCGCTGTCCTCGAAGACCGGCCAGCGGTGTGCCGCATCACAGACAATCGTCTCGTCACCTTCGAACTCGATCGCGAAGCACTCCCGATCCAGCAGCACCGGCGAGACCCCGGTAACGCGACACGGCTGGCCATCCTCGGCGAACACGAAGTCCCCGGGGACCAGGTCGCCCATCGTCGTCCAGCCAGTCGGCGTCGGGATGGGCGTCGTCAGTGCCAGCGGTGCGCCCAGCTGCGCGCCCTTCATGAAGACGATCCGTTCGACCGGAGATGTCGGCGACAGGCAATCCATGATCGCCTTCAGATACGGCGTGCGACTCGTGCGCCAGCGGCCCGGTTCGGCTGAAGCCTTGCTCGACAGCATCCGGTGGCGGTCGGACCACTCGGAAACCGTGAGCAGCGGGTCGGGCATCAAGCCTTCGCGCCAGGCCCGTTCAATGTCCAGCGCGCCGTCGTAGTCGAACTCCGCCATCAATCCACCCGCGGGCGAATCTCGCCCAGTTCCTGCAAGTGTTCCCGCACGGCGGCTTCCAACGCGACGTGCAACGTGTGGGCATCGACGCCGAGTTGCGACGCCATCTGCGCCGAGACGCGCGCCGGCCAGTTCAGCCAGGCGTCGCGCTCGGCACGGGCCAGCTTGAAGACCTGGGCGATGGCCTGCGCGCGGTCGACCAGATCGCCCTTGAGCTGGGCCAGACGCACCTTGTTGGTCTGGGCCTTGACCACCTCGTTGACCGTCCGCGCCTGCAACAAGGACGTGCCACCGGTGTGGAAGGCCGGGGTAACGGGTTCGCTGGCGGGCTCCTTGACGGCGACCGTCTCGGCGCGCCGCGCGGTGCCTTCGCGGGGCGAGTCGGAGTTCTTCGCCCAATCCCGGTCGGCGCGCTCGGGATCGATCGTGCCATCGGCCTCCGGGGTGATCCGCCCGGCGCGGATGGCCTTGTGGACGGCGGTGTCCGAGACTCCACGGTGCCGGGCGTAGGCGCGAATCGACAGCCCCATGGTCCTCCTCAAGCGTTGGCGCGCTTCTCCATCAGATAACGCTTGGCTTCACTTCGGAACAGCGCGTTCATGTGTTCGTCATCAACCACCACACGAAGGAGAACCGCATGGCACACCAGATCGACTTCACCACCGGCCAGGCCGCCATCGCCTACGCCACCGGCACCGAAACCCCCTGGCATGGCCTGGGACAGACCGTCGACCCGCACGCGCCGGTCGAGGTCTGGCAGAAAGCTGCCCAACTCGAATGGCAGGCGCTACGCGCCGAGGTCCAGTTCGACAGCAGCGTCTCCGGCGCCCGCGAGGCCTATGCCGACAAGCACGTGTTGTACCGCAGCGACTGCGGCGCCCCCTTGTCGGTGGTCTCGTCGGACTACCGGGTGGTCCAGCCCGCGGACATCCTCAACTTCTTTGGCGAGCTGGCGGAAGCGAAGCAGTTCAGCATCGAGACGGTCGGCGCCCTGATGGCTGGCCGGCGCATCTGGGCCCTGGGTCGCGTCGGCGACAACGCCCGCATCCTCGACGACGAGGTCGCGCCCTACCTGCTGCTCGCCACCTCCTACGACGGCACCATGGCCACCGTCGCCCGGTTCACGACGATCCGGGTGGTCTGCAACAACACGCTGCAGGCTTGCCTGCGTAACAACTCGTCGCAGAAGCAGGTGACCATCTCGCACCAGGCGATCTTCGATCCCAAGGAAGTCCGGGCGGATCTCGGCATTGCGCTCGACGCCTGGGACGAGTTCCAGCAGAAGGCCGGGCTGATGGCCCGGCGGAAACTGACCGACCTCGAAACCGATGCCTGGCTGCAGGAGCTCTTCCAGCCCTTCATGCCCTACGGCCAGACCTACTCGCCGGAGCAGGTCAGGAAGTCCAAGGGCTATCGCCGCATCCTCGACCTCTTTACCGGCGAGATGATCGGCGGCAACCAGGACGCCACCGACAAGACGCTCTGGGGGTTGCTGAACGCCACCACTGAGTACATCGACCACGAGAAGGGGCGGATGCGCGACAACCGATTGAACACCGCCTGGTTTGGCCCGGGCGCCCGGTTCAAGGATCACGCCTTCGCCCTCGCGGAGAAGCTGGTCGCGTAACCCCCCGACCAGAAGCCAAGCAGAAGACGCTTGGCTTCTGCCGCGAACAGCGCGTTCATACGGATGTCATCAACCACACACAGGAGCACGACATGAGCACCCACCTCACCCCGACCCAGATCGAAGTCCTCACCGCTGCCGCCGACCGGCCCGATGGCAGCATTCATCCTCTGCCGGCCCGGTTGCCCAGCGGCGCCAAGAACAAGGTGGTTGCCAGCCTTCTCGCGCGGGGGCTGGTCTTCGATGCCAAAGACTCGCTCGAATATCGCCTGACCGCCGAAGGCTACGCCGCCGTGGGGCGCGAGTGCGAGCTGCCGGCGCCCCTTGCGCCAGACCCGGAAATCGAGGCCGCCGTCGTCGCGGTCGAGGCCGAATGGGCGCCAGAGACGGGCGAGCTGGATCGACCACCAGTCGCCGTCGAGCGCAAGCCGCGAACCCGTGAGAACAGCAAGCAGGCGGCGGTGGTCGCGATGCTCCAGCGGCCCGAGGGCGCAACAATTGCGCAAATTTGCGCATTTACCGGTTGGCAAGTCCACACCGTGCGCGGCACCTTCGCCGGCGCCTTCAAGAAGAAACTCGGGCTGACCATCACGTCCGAGAAACAGCCCGGCAACGAACGCGTTTATCGCGCGGCCTGACGACCAACGGGGCGCACGACGCCCCAATCCACCCCACGACTGGAGTTTGCCATGCCCAAAATGATCTACCCTGACACGACGCCGACCGTCTTCACCGGCGCCAGGAAGTTCGTCGAAGACCACGGTCACGACGTCTGGTGCGAACTGTGCGACACCGTGCCGGTTGGCGAATGGTTTAGCCTGAAAAGCATTGCGCCGACATTGACGACCATCAACAAATACAAGGGTCCCGTGCGTTACTTGCGCGCTGTCCTCAAGGCGGTGATCGAAGACTACCGCACGCGTCCTGACGCCTACGAACACCGCCCTCCGGTCGAGATCGATGGCCTAACCATGCGCCGGGCCAGGGTCTGACTCGATGACTTGCCAGGCGAGAAAGATGCATCTTTCGCTTGGCTTTGGCACCCCACAGCGCGTTCATACGATCGTCAACCACCCCACCAGGAGCCCACCGTGCAAACCCTCAGCGCCCAAACCATCCGGCACCTGATGCGCAAGCATCACAAGACGATCCGCGGCATCGCCAAGGAGTGGAATCTCACCCTGAAGCGCGTGCGCTACGTGCGGGAGCACGGCGTCGAAGGCGAGGTGTTCGTCATGGACTGGCTCGAAATCCTGACCGGCGACCCCGGTCCGATGCCCGCTTGGGTGGCGCGTCCTGATTGAACAGCACCATCCGTAACCACCCTACAGACGCCCGGGTAACCGGGCGTTGCTGCGTCTGGGCCGCCGAACGTGCGTGGTCAAGTGCTCGCCTGTCGTTGGACGACGCCACACGGCGCCACTGTGCCAGCCCCAGGGCCAACGTCGAACGGCTGGCCGTGTCGTGTCACACCAGGCACCAGAAGAAGATTGAGAAGGCGCTTGGCTTCTCGATTGCAGAGCGCGATGATGCATTCGTCATCAACGCAGCGCCAACCAGGAGAACCACCATGAACACCAACACCGCCTTCCGCATCTTGACCGCCAACCGGATCGCACGCACCAACGCCGCCGCCGAGTACGTGGTGAGGTCGATCACCAAGGCAGGCGCCTTCAGCAAGATGGCACCCAGCCAGTTCGATTACTGCAAGACGCGCGAAGCGGCAGAAGAACGCGTCGCCTACCTCGAACGCGTGAACCCTGGCCGCAAGTATGGCATCGACGAACGTTGATCTTGCCAACGCCAGACGCCCGGGTAACCGGGCGTTGCTGCGTCTGGGCCGCCGAACGGGCGTGCTTGGTAAAGTGCTTGCCCGTCGTCCGAAGGCGCCACACGGCGCCACCGTGCCAGCCCCAGGGCCAACGTCAAAGGGCTGGCCGTGTCGTGTTACACCAGGCACCAGAAGAAGATTGACGAAACGCTTGGCTTCGGCAGCGAAGAGCGCGTTCATGTGCTCGTCATCAACCACGCCACCCGGAGAACCGCCATGACCCCGACCCAAACCCGGAACCTCGAGACCCTCGCAAACCAGCTCGGCACCGCCGCCCTGACCACGCTGATCCGGCTTCGCCCGGAGATCAGGACCGCCAGCGACGAGTTGCGCGAAGCGGCGTGTGCGGCGATGCGCGCCAAGTCGCGACAGGCAATCGACGAGTTGCTCGATGACGGCAAGGCCTGCCCCTGGATGGCCGAGACGGTCTTCGCCAGTGCGGTGATGACCCTGGTCAACGCCGGCATCAAGGTCCTGCGCGGCAACTGAGACAACATCGATCTGGCCCGCAAGCGCCAGATCGAATCCACACCGGAGACCATCATGAGCATCAGCATCGTCATCAACGCGCAACCCGACACCTGCCTCAACTACTCGAACCGCAATGCGGCCATCGTGCTCGGCGCCATCGGCATCGACACCTCCGAGGGGTATGGCGAGATCGCCTTTGCCGAACTGCCGCGTCTGCGTCAACAGGCGTTGCGGGCGCTGCATCAGGCCGGCGCTTTCCAGGCCGTTGCGCCGACCGACGAGCGGGGCCCGGCCCGTGTCGTCGAGATTGACGGCCAACCCACGATCCAGCGGGGCGTTCGCGTCATCGACCCGGGCATCGACGAGGAGGGCGTCATCCGGCGCCTCAAGGAAGTCTTCAGTCTGCTGGCGGTCGCCAACGAACTGCGGTCTGGCGTGACGTGGTACTAAATCCGCGTCGCCAACCAAGGACTCGGCCGCGCCACGACGACGCCACACGGCGCGACGGTCAGTCCCAGGGCCAATCCTGACGCGATGGCGAGACCCCAGTTCCCGGCGACGGCGAAGAAGATTCAGAATCCGCTTGGCTTCTCCTCTACACAGCGCGACGATGCACTCGTCGCCACCCACCACCCCAGGAGAGAATCATGAAAGCCAACAGCATCCCCGCCAGCAAAAACGAGAGTTGGGGCTTCGCCGGCACCCTCGGGGAACAGGCCGAAGCCGCCTGGCCGATCGCCATCACCACCATCGCCGCCGCCACCGGCCAGCCCCTCGAATCGGTCAGGGTCTTCCTTGACAGCCGGCATGGCCGCCACTTTGCCGACGACGTGCTGAACGAAAGGCTCCAGGGCAAGTACCTCGAACCAGCGATCCACGCCGCCGTAGCGCAGTGGATGGTCTGGACGATCGGTCGCCAGACCTCGCGCGAGTACGGCATCCCTTGCGGCCTGCCTTACCTGACCGGGCTCGTGATGCACTGCGAGATCGCCGAAGAGTTGGCGGCCTGACCCGCGCGTGCAAGCCATGACAGAGGTAGAATTCTCGGCTAGTCCACCAACTGCTTGAACGGCATGGGCTTGCAGCCCAAGGAAACGAAACACACGATGATGGATCTGGCTAAGCGCTACTTGGTGAATGACCTCCCTGGCGCGACTATTCCCGCTAGCCGTCTTCACAACATCCTTAACACCCTTGAACAAGGGCGTGACCTTTCAGCTATTTCGCTGAGCTACATGAGCCAGTTGGGGCTGTTCGCACTTCAGCAGCTCGCTCAGAGGAAAATCAGTTACGAAGCGTTTCGCGAAGTTGCCGGCGCAGAGCAGAGCAGACGCGAGCAGGCGGCCGAAGGTGAAAGGCTTGCAAGGGAGTTGACGAGGCTGGCAAAGGAAGCGGAGTACAAGGCCCGCGAGACTGCCCGGTTTGTCGAGTTTGAGCGGGAGCGCCAGCGGGCGGAGGCGGCGCGTCGTGCACGCGAGAGCGACCCGAAATACATCGCCAAGATGAGAGATCAGCGACTCTTGGAACGTTACGGGCTTGATCAGTTTATCGGGAGGCAATGCCCCGCCCATCTCATGGAGCTCCTCCATCGCGTTGGTAGCGGCAAGCGGTTCTCCGACGAAGACGTGCTGTGGCTTTCGACCGAGGGCAAGAATTACTACTCGGATCTCCTTAAGGCAGCATTTCATGAGCGTGAAGCCGAGTTTTATGCCGCCGAGTATGGCCGCACGAACGACCCGTGGAACGTAGTCAATGCGAGCGGCCACTACCGCAAGTGCAAGCAAGCCAAGAAAGCCCAAGATCTGCTGGCCATGATTCCTGCTGACCAGCAACGAACACCCAAGCTAGAGTCTGCTATCCGTACGACCCATGGCGGCGTTATGAGAGATCTGGGGCGCTTGGATGAGGCGTTGAGCAAGGGCAATCAGGCGCATATCCTGAGGCCAAAGGACTTCCGCCCCTGCACCCTGTTGGGAGCAGTGAATTTCGAGCTGGGGAACTATGACATTGCCAAAGAATGGTACTCGAAAGCTATAGAGCGCGGCGCCAGTGAGCGCGCCATAGACTACGACCTTCGCGGCATCTTTTTGCGCGCCGACGAGGCTAGACGCGCTGAGATAAGGGCAGTCCTCCTTCGCGAAGACCCAGTTCGGTACAAGTGGGTTAAGAACTTCAGTGCTGGCCCCTGAGGTCACAGTGGTAGTGAGCAACACAGAAAGTTCGACTGAGGTCCAGCCAGGATTCCTAGCAAGCTTCAAACCTTCGCTTCGGGGTCCCTGTAGCCGGTCGCCGTTTCCATCTGATTGCCCGCTTACTCGCCGAATGCCACGCCATCCGATTCTCGGGTGGCTTTCTTTCCGCTGTGTTCCTGCCAGCGGCGAACTACCACATCGCAGTACTTCGGATCGAGTTCCATCAAGCGTGCGCACCGGCCCGATTTCTCGCCGGCGATCAAGGTGGTGCCTGAGCCGGCGAAGCAGTCGAGCACCGTATCGCCCGGGCGGCTGGAATTGCGAATCGCGCGTTCGACGAGTTCCACCGGCTTCATCGTCGGGTGCAGATCGTTCTTGACCGGCTTCTTGATCTGCCACACATCACCCTGGTCACGGTCCCCGCACCAGTGGCGTTTGCTGCCTTCACGCCAACCGTAGAGCATCGGCTCGTACTGGCGCTGATAGTCGGCGCGCCCCATCGTGAAGGTGTTCTTGGCCCAGATGATGAACGTCGACCAGTGGCCGCCGGCGGCGCGGAACGCGGCTTGCAGCACGTCGAGTTCGCTGGAGGACATCGCGATGTAGACCGCGCCATCACAGCGCGCGAGCGCCGGGGTGAGTGCCGCCACCAGGAAGTCGTAGAACCCGTCACCCAGGTTGTCGTTCAGGATCGGGCGGTCCTTGCCACGCAGTTTGTCTTTCGCGCTGTTGGCGTAGTCGACATTGTACGGGGGGTCTTGCCAGAGCATCGAGACGTGATCGGCGCCGAGCAGCCGATCGTAGCTCTCGGCGTCGGTGGCATCACCGCAGAGCAAGCGGTGCTTGCCGCAGATCCAGACATCGCCTGGTTGCGACACCGGCGTTTCCGGGACTTCGGGCACGGCATCGTCATCGGTGTTGCCTTCGGTGCTGGTTTCCTCACCGGCGAGGATCTCCAGCAACTCGTCTGCATCGAAGCCGGTCAGCGCCAGGTCGAACTCGTTGCTCTGGAGATCCGTCAACTCGACGCGCAACATCGCGTCGTCCCAGCCAGCGTTCTCGGCAATGCGGTTGTCGGCGATCACCAAGGCTCGACGCTGGGTCGGCGTCAGATGGTCGAGCACGACCACCGGCACTACCTCCAGACCCAGCTTGTGGGCGGCCGCGAGGCGCCCATGCCCGGCGACGATCACGCCATCGCTGCCGGACAGGATCGGGTTGGTGAAGCCAAACTCGGCGATCGACGCAGCAATCTGAGCCACCTGCTGATCGCTGTGCGTCCGGGCATTCCGGGCGTAGGGCAGTAGTTTGGTCGTCGGCCACTGCTCGATCTTGTCGGCCAGCCACGAAACGTTCATGCCGCCTCCTGTTCGAGTGGCAGCCGCTCGTCGGCGATCTCGGCAAAGGTCTGGCCAGTGGCAATCAAGGTCACCGGCACGTCTGGGAAGTTCTGCTGAAAGCGCTTGATCGCCACATCCACATACTCAGGTGCGATCTCCACCGAACGGGCGATGCGGCCGGTGCGCTGTGCCGCCAGCATCGTGGTCCCCGAACCGCCGAAGGGGTCGAACACGACATCGCCTATGTCGGTGAATGCCTCTATGACGAACTCCGGCAGTGCCACCGGGAACACCGCCGGATGGTCGAGTCCTTCGCCGATCGATCCCCGCTGGCGGGTGCAGGTCACGACCGAGTCCGGAATGCGAAAGTCTTGCGTCACCTTGCCGGCGTGGTTCCAACCGGTGCGTTCGCCTTCCCGGGTACGCAGTCCACCGCTGCTGCTGCCATCCGCCTGCAGATGCTTGTCCTGGCCAGCGAACTTGCACGGCACGGTCTTGTTCGGTTTGCGTGCCTCGCGGTTGAAGTGGAACAGGAACTCGTGCCGCGGCGCGAGGCGGCCCGCCCAATCGCCGGGAACGGTCACGCCCTGGTCCCAGACGTACCAGCCGAAGAAGCGCCAGCCCTGGCGGGGCATCCAGGTGAGCCATTCGTCCCAGTAGCGCACGACGGTGCCTTCGCGATGAACCAGTCCGAGGTTGACCAGCATCTGTGCCGCGCTGGCCATCACGGTCATCGCCACGGCGAAGACGCCCTGCATCAGGCGATCCCAGTCGACGATGCCGCCCGTCGTGTAGGCACGCTGGTTGGCGTACGGCGGGCTGGTGAACAGCAGGTTGGCTTGCTCGCCGGCCATCAGCGCACCGACTACGGCTGCGTCGCCCGCATCGCCACAGGCCAGACGGTGCGCACCGAGTGCCCAGACATCGCCGGTGCGAGATACCGGGTTCGAGGGTGCCTCGGGAACGTCGTCAGCCGCATCGGGCTCGTCGGTGGTGTGCTCGTGGTCGCCGTCGCTAGCGGCTTCGTCGTCACCCAGCAGGCGCGAAATCTCTTCCTCGTCGAAGCCCGTCAACGCCAGATCGAAGTCGGCCAGCTTCAGGTCCTCGAGTTCGAGCGCCAGCAGTGCGTCATCCCACTGCGCCCACGAGGCCGACCGATTGGCCAGCAGACGGAAGGCCTTGATCTGCGCATCCGTCAGTTCGTCCGCCAGGACAACCGGTACCGTGGTCAGCCCAAGCTTGCGCGCCGCCTTGAGTCGCAGATGGCCATCGACCAGTTCGCCCGTGCTCCTGGCCACCACGGGAATCCGAAACCCGAACTCGGTGATGACCGAGGCCATCTGCTCGACGGCCTGGTCGTTCTTGCGCGGATTCCGGGCGTAGTCGATCAGTCGCTCGATCGGCCAGTGCTCCAGCATCAATTCGGGTACGGCCAAGTTTCACCTCGGACAAAAGGAAACGGCCCGGACGGGTGAGGTCGCGGGCCGCAAGGGAAGCTGAAACAAAAAACCCGCCAGAGGGGCGGGCCCGCCAGAGGGGCGGGTGGATAGTGGGGGTGGTGCAGACTACCGGGGGCGGGTGCCAGGTGCAAACTGCAAACCCTGCAAACCTCAATTCGTCATCTGACGCTAGAAATACACCGATCGCGCGCCTCCCGTATGGCATAAGTTGCCGGAAGGACCCATTAAAAATCAGTAAGTTACGCTCCTCAGAATTTTTCTTTACATCACAATTGCATATCCTATTTAGGTATTTGGATTAGCCTGTTGAACACATCAGCATATTGTCGGGAAAGGCGTCGGAGCCGTCGTGTCGTTCCACTCACCGGGTTTTCGAAGCTGTCTTCGCTCCCGCACCTTTCCCAACCGTAGCCGTCACTGTAGGCCAAAACGGCCCGAGATGCGACACCCTTTCCGAGCGTTGGACGTCGCATTTCTCCGCAGGCTTACGCTCTAGCCCGCTGATGTACTCCAAAATACTCGGACCTCCTCACGACACCATGACCCTCGCTGCGTTGAGACGATCGGCAACGCTCTGGATCGCCCGTTGCCAGTGACGTTGTGCCGTCCGGGTGCAGCAGGCCGCGCGAATCGCGATGTCTCGCCATCCGTAGCGCCTGGCGCGCATCCAGACGACGTGGCGCTGCTCGACCTCCAGCCACTGCACCCAGCGCATCGTCTCCAGCATCCGCTCGACGGCTTGCGGGCTGGGCGGCAACGGGCGGTACTCGGGCGTCTCTTCGGGATAGGCTTCCCACGCGTCTCGGGCCAGCTCTGGCCAGACGTTGAAGTAGCCCTGCACCCTGACGCGTGGCAGGCGTCGTCCAGTGTCAGCCGCTTCGGCGAATCGTGCCGACACATCCTCGATGGTCCACTCAGCCATGGCGGCGCCCTCCCAAACCGTACAGCCGTTCGCCCAATCGCCGAACGAACTCCCGTTCGACGAAGTCCAGTCGCTCGTCGGTGTCGGAGACGACCAGGATGCGCTGCTCACGCCAGCCAGTCTCCTTCACCGCTTCGAGGTCCGTGACGTCTGGCTGCAGCCGCCCCAGCGGGCAGCGGTATTGCTGTGCGGGAATCTTCATGCGGCGTCCTCCTGGACCAGCGCCCACGCCAGCAGGGCCAGCGCATCGGCTTCGTTGTCGTCCTGCGGGTCGAAGCCGCGTGCCCTGGCGGCGGCGATCATGGCGGCCTTGCCAGCGTTGCCCTTGCCGGTGGCGTGTTTCTTGATCGTGCCCACGGGCACGCCCTGGTACGGGATCTGATGGTGCTCGCACCACGCGGTCAGGTGCGCCAGGAAGCCGCCGTAGGCGTGTGCCGCATCGACACCGGCGTGCCGTCGCACTTCCTCGAAGTACACCGCGTCCACGCGGTCAGCGCACTGCTTGACTTCGGTGAGCCAGCGCTTGAATCGCAGGTAGCGCATACCGCCGCCCTCGAACCGACCTGGCTTGAACGATTCCGAGCCACTGGTGATGTGGCCGTCGCGGCTGGACAATGCCCAGCCGGTGGTCGTGCCCAGATCCAGGGCAAGCATTGTGGTGTTCATGCCGATTTCCTCCGTAGTGCCTTCCCAGGGGCAATCACTCTGCTGTCCCGCACAGCCTTGCCCGGCGCATGGTGAAGCGGGCAGCGGCGATTGAGGTAGGTCAGCTTCAGGCTGGTCGTAACCACGAACGCCTCACCGCAGACCGGGCAGTGACTCTCCCAGGACAGGAGTTCTGAACGTTCGCCGTCAGCACGCAGGTGGGGCTGAACCTTCGTGAGCAGATAGCGCTGCCCTTCCATCATCAGCACCGTCCCGAGAGACGGCGCTACACAAAAACAAATCGGTTTCTTCTTCATCGTAGGCCCTCCTAGACCGTGGAATGACAAATGAGTTTGACCAGAGGTTGGCAATGCCGCGTTAGCGGGCATTGCCAACCTATCTGTAAAGATAGGGAGAGCGCGCGCCAACCTCGAAGCGCTGTAACCCGTTGATACAACATCGTTTTCGAGGTTGGCGGGAGGTTGGCAGGACATTTGCATGCCAACCTTGACATTCACGTTAAGTCTCTGATTAAGCATGGCTTTTACTCATTCCAGGTTGGCGCAGGTTGGCAGGTTGGCAGCCAACCTCCGAGGTTGGCGGAGCCATTTACTTGAATGGCATGCCAAATTGACCAAGAATTACCGAGGTTGGCGGAGCTTGGTTTTGCGATTGTCATGAGGAAAAATCCTCCTGGTATACCCACGCATGGGGGTTTTCGACCGGCAAGTTCATCCCCGTCTGCGGGCTGACGTAGTGGGTAGGCAAGACGAGGAATTCCTCTTCAGCAAACTCGCCGGTGTCGGGATCGGGGTCGCCGACGACCCGCCTCAGGCGCATGTCCTCGACGCACAGATAGCCCTGCTTGCTGCCCTTGCACCGGGGCAGCCCGTAGGCCTCGCCATTGCGGAAAAACTTGATGTAGCCTTTCGTGGCAAGCACGGCGATGCGCTCGCGAATCGTCCGGTCGGCGCCCAAGCCCCCGTGGTTTTCGAAGGTCATGGAAAACTGGGTGGCGACGTAACACCGGCCCTTGGCCGCCTCGTCAAAGATCATCTGCAGGATCACGTCGTGCTTGCGCCGCCGTTCGGCGTCCAGCTTGGCGCCGTACTCCTGAAGAACCAGCCGCTCGCCGGGCGTCACTTCCCGCCAGACGCCCTGGATCTTGTCGACGTGCTTGGTCGGGATCGCCGGTCCATTGCGCAGCTCGAAGAGCACTTGGCGAGGGCTGAGGGTCTCGTCCGCGCGAAACAGCAGCATCCCCGTCGAGTAGTAGCCGCGCAGACTGCTGGCGCCGGAGAGCGCCTGGAACGGGTCTTCTTCGAACTGCCGCTTGCCGAGCTTCTTGGTGTGATGCACGAGCACGATGCCGGCGTCGGGATTGACGGCATCCCGAAGGCGTTCGACCCGCTGCGACAGGAAGAACAGCATCGCGGCGTTGTCGTTCTCCCCAGCGCTGCCTTCGCCGCCGTCGAAGACGTTGCGGATCGGATCGATGGCGATGATGTCCGGCGCTTCCTGGCGGAAGGCCTGGCAAATGGCCGGAATGATCTGCGTGAGGCCGGCATCATCGAGGAGTAGCCGTAGTTGCGGGGTGGCCACGAAATTCACCCGTGCCTCGGGAATCCGGTGCCCCGGCAGCTTAATCGCCTTCACCCGTTCGCGCAGGTAGTGGTACTGGACCTCGGCCTGCAGGTAAAAGACGCGCAGCGGCCTCGGCGGCTCCAGCCCGAGGAACGTCGCACCGGCGGCCAGGTGGGTGAGCCACGATAATAGAAAATCGCTCTTGCCGACCTTGGGCGCGCCACCGAAGACCAGCATGCCGCCCGGCGTCAGCACGCGAGGTCCGACGAGATCGGGCGGCAACGGCGAATCGTCATCGAGCAGGGCGCCGAGGCTGAAGGTCGGCAGCACCGGCGTTGCCGCCTTGATCACCCGCCGTTCGCCCTCGGCGATGAAGGCAGCGGCATCGAAGCCTTCGTTTGATGCGTCGGCCGCATCCCATTTCTCCGGCTTGTCGGTCGGCGGCACGAGGATGGCCACCGACCGGCAGCCGGTGTCGACACATGCCCACGCCGCCGCGTGCCCGCGCCGCCGCTTCGGCGTAATCCCAGCCTGGCGCATCGCGATCGGGCCAGATCAACACGGCCTTGCCGGCGAGCGGTGTCCAGTCGGTCTTGTCCACCGGCGCCTTAGCTCCGTTCATCGCCGTGGTGGCGACGATGCCTTGGCGAATCAGGGCATCGGCACACTTCTCGCCCTCGACCAGCACGACCGTGTCGGTCTGCGCGACAGCCGGCAGGTTGTAGAGCGGCCGCGGGTCCGGCGCGCGGCACATCCGGGCGCGCACGTCCCAGGGCCGGAACTCTTTGCGTCCCGGCGCCGGGTCGTAGCGATAGACGCAGGCGATCAGTTCACCGTTGGCGCTCAGATAATCCCACTTGGCCGTGTAGGGTCCGAGCTCGTCGAGGGGCGCCTCATGTCTCGCCAGCGCCGGATGGATCAGTGCCCGACCGAGCAGGCCGGCGGCGGCCTCCATCACCGCGGGAAACGCGGTACGGGTATCCAGCCCGTGGTGGCGGGCGATGAGCTCGAACACGTCGCCGCCTTCGCCGGTCGCGCGATCGGTCCACAGACCGGCTTTCTCGCCGGTGAGCACGATCTCCAGGCTGTCGCCCGGATTGCCGTCGATATCGCCGATCACGAAGGTCCTGCCCCGGACCTTGCCGGCCGGAAAGAGCGCCATCAACACCGACGGCAGGCGTGCCAACAGTTCGGCACGCAAGTCGTCCCGTTGCGCCGCCAGATCGACCCGGTGCTCGGTAGGCGCGTCGTTGAAGTCAAGCATCGGCGACCTCCCGTTCGCTCACAGCGACGCTCGGCTGGGTCTTCCGGTTTCGAGGCACCGTGACCCAGTGCGCCTCATCGCTGGCGAGATAACCGCCCTTGCGGGCGATCTCACGAACGAAGTCCGGAGGCAGGCCCACCAGATCCGTCCATCCATCAAGAGGGCGACCGGTGACAAAGCGGCGTGCACTGGCCCGCAGGTAGGGCTCGCGATCGAGACAATCGACGATCGCCAGCGCGATGACCGCCACCACGAGATCGGCCTCGGGGCCCTGGACCGAGGCATGCCGGCGCAGCACCTTCTCGATGACCCGTGAACCCACCAACGGCCTCGGCGGCGCCCAACGCTTCAGAGCGGTGCTCATCGCCCACCTCCGGCACCGGCACAGCGCTCCTGCCAGCTGCAGAACCGACACTCAAAGTGGCTCGGGTCAACAAAGCCACGCGGCAGGAGCTCTCCCGCTTCGGTGGCCTGGATCACCCGCACCGCGCGATCAGACATGCGCTGTGCCAAGCCCCCGTCGAACGGCACGAGTTCGAACCACAGTTCCTGGGTATCCTTGTTGATCGCGGCGAGCAGCGCCGGGTGGTCGGAAATGCCGGGAATCGACGACTCCATGTACGCCTGGTAGATCGCCACCTGCGCCGCATAGACCGGTTTGCTGATCGTCACGCCGGACTTGACGCACGCCTTCCAGTTCTTGTCGTTCATCGTCTTGCACTCGAACAACATGGGGAACGAAAGGCCGAGATCGGCTGGACCGTCACTGAAGATGCCGTCGACGTGTCCCCGGATTCGCCCACCGGCGACCGAGAAGCCAAACTGGCTACCGTCCTTCTTGCGGGTGTGGAGATCAAAGCCGGCCAGACGCAGCCAACGGATGGCGAGATCCTCGAGGACGTGCCCGACCTCGAAGATGCGCAGGGTCCGCCCCGAGAAACCCCTTCCGGGGTCGACCGGCGCGCCGGCGTACTCGAACTGCAAGGCCCGCTCGCAACTCACGCCGAGGCGTGAGGCCCCGAGGTACTGGCGTGGCGTCTGCTGGGCACGCTCGGCGTCGATCGCCTGGTCGATCACCTGCGTGAACCGCTCGTGGAGTCTGGGTTGATGGTTGAAATCGAGCATCACCGCATCCCTCCCGAGGAGGTGGGCCGAGGGCTCAGCCTCGTTTCGAAGTACGCGCGCTCCTTCGCCGCCAGGCGTTCGTGCTCGAGGAGCATGTGCGCCTGGTAAGCGTCGACCACGACCTCGACCAGGCGCAGGACTTCCGCCTTGCCGTAGTCGGCCAGGGGCCGAGTCATGCCGATGGAGGCGACGTAGTCGCCGAGCGGTGCCAGTGCGGAGCGCATCGCGGCCAGTTCCATCTCACTCGGGTCAATCATTTGCCCCTCCGTTCTTTCCATGAGGCGAGCGAAGGCGTCCTGGCAGCGCATCGAGCAGAACTGCCAGCGACCGGTAGTGCGATGGGGATCGCTGCGTTTGAGTTGAGGGTTGAAGTAACCGAACCCCCGGGCTTGTCGGGAACAGATTGCGCATTTCAAGCCGCCTCCCGCGCATCGCCTTGGGCATCGTTGGCCGCCATCACCAGGCGCCGGATCGTGACCTTGTTGAACTGGAACGAGAGCAGCGCCGAGGCCTGGTAGCGGGACAGGCTGAAGTCCTGGCGGTACTGCGGTGGCAGGAATTGCAGCTGCCTCTCCGTCGGCGACTCGCGCAGCCAGCGTCGGCTCTTGTGCGCCGAGTCCTGCGATTCGTTCTCGTTGAGCCAGTCATCAGCATGCGCGAGACACACGGTGCGGTCGCCCACCGCGAGCAGCCTGGCTCGCAGATCCTTGCCACCACCCACGGCGAACCACCTGCCGTTGAGGAAGAAGACGCCACCCCAGGCGTTGAAGCCCGTGGCCATCAAGGCGTCGTCACACCCGAAGAGGTCACACCAGGAGAAGTTGGAGCGTTTCAGGAGGTCGATCTCGCTCATCACGAAATCGGTCAGCGGCACGGCATCGTGATCGCGTTCCCAGACGTAGCCGCACAGAGGACATTCCATGCAGGCCAGCGGCACTTCGGCGCCACACTCGGGGCACTCCTTGGTCGGGGCTTCCCCCTGGTGCAGTTGGCCATCGAGATTGACCTCCTGCTCCAGCGAGCCGTGCATCAGCGAGGCGGTGCCAAAGTCGAGGACCACGCAGTCGGTCTTGATCACGCCGGGGTATTCCTCGGGATCCACGGTGCGCAGTCCGCGGCCGACCATTTGAATCAGCGTCGACTTGTAGGAACTCAGCCGGAGCAGCACGATGCAGCCGGTCGGGGTGTAGTCGTAGCCCTCGGTGAGCACAGCGACATTGACGACCACCTGGGCAGTGCCGGTCTCATAGTCGGCGAGCCGGGCCTTCCGCTCGGCATCCGACAACTCGCCGTGGATCAGGACCGCGGCAACGCCGGCGGCGACGAAGGCCTCGGTCACGTTCTCGGCGTGCGCGACCGTCGAGCAGAAGACGATCGTCTTGCGTTCCCGGGCCTTCTCCTTCCAGTGACCGATCACCGCCTGGGTGATCGGCGCCGTGTTGAGAATGGCGGCGACCTCGTCCATGTCGAAGTCGTGGGCCGTGCGGCGCACCTTGCCTAGGGCATCCTGGGCGCCGACATCGATCACGAAGGTGCGCGGCGACACGAGGTGGCCGCTGGCGATCATCTCGCCCAGGGTGATCTGGTCGGCGACGTTGGAGAACACCTCACGCAGGCCCTGGCCATCGCCGCGGTTCGGGGTGGCCGTGAGGCCGCAGATGCCGGCTTTCGGGTTTCGGGCCAGCACCCGATCGATCACCGCGCGGTAGCTCGGCGAGGCGGCATGGTGGGCTTCATCGATCACCAGGAGATCGAGCGTCGGCATCCGCTCGAGATGCGATCCCCGCGACAGCGTCTGGACCATGGCGAAAGTGGCGCGACCGGCCCACGATTTCTCTTGGGCGTCGAACACCGAGGTGGTCAGCCCCGGATTGACGCGGGCAAACTTGGCGCGGTTCTGGTCGGTCAGTTCCGTGCGGTGCGCCAGGATGCAGGCCTTGGCGTCGGGCTCGGCGAGCAGGCTGCCGGCGACCGCCGAGAGCATGACGGTCTTTCCCGATCCGGTCGGCGCGACGGCCAGGGTATTGCCGTGCCGGTCGAGCGCCGCCAGGGTGCGGTCGACCAGCAGGGTTTGACGGGGACGAAGCATCATGATGTCCGTCCTCCCTTACTCGGCCCAACTGGGGCGGCCCGTCACCGGGGCCCGTCCGCTGGCCTGGGCATAGGCGTTGGGATGACTTGCCGGCGGCGCCACGGGTGCGCGTGGGCTCGCGCCCATCAGCGCGGCATACTCCTTGTGATCCGGCGTCACGGCCGACTTGACGACGCTCTTGTCCTGACCGTGCTGGTCCTTCTCCCAATCGACTTTGGCCAGGAACTCGATGCCGTCGAGGTCGGCGAAGCCGCCGATGCGCCGGGCGTTCTGTGCCGCCGCGCTGTTGTCGCCGGGATGGATGCCACGCGCCGAGTTGAGGATCGCCTTGATGAAGGTACGGCCCATGTTGGCCCACTCAGGCCCTTTCGGGCTCAAGAGGCCAATCAGCGACCACATCTTGCGGCGGGCGAATTCGCCTTCCAGGACGACGAATTCGCAGTTGAGATACACCGATCCGGTTTGCGCGTTGCGCGTGGCGAAGCCGTCAGTCCAACCCTGCGCAGGATCATTGAAGCCGCCCGGGCGAACGGTCATGCGCACGCGCACCAGGGTGCCCTTGGGAATCGGGTCGAAGCTGTTCTGTTCGGAAGCCGAGTTGAAATCGAAATAGGTCATGATCAGGACTCCTGAGTCGGAAGAGAGGAAATAGCGACGGGGCGAGCGAAGTCGAGTCGCTCGGGTGCGGGTTTGGCAGGGCCGGCGATCTTGGCCATGAGGCGGCCGAGGTGCGGCTCCTCGATCGGGTCGAGTCGCCCGGAGCGGTCCTTGGCCGGGTAGCCCCAGGCGTTCAGCGTGTGGCAGACGAAAGCGCGGTAGCTCGTGCCGTCATCGGCTTTCAGTTCGGCGAGGGTGATCACCTCATCGACGATGCCGGGCAACTCGAGGCCGGTCTTGGAACCGTCGATCTGCAGCGAGAAGACGCGGCGATTGAAGTCATCGAGCTTCTCGTCGAGGATGCCGACGAACCAGACGTTCTTGCCGCGGGTGTGCTGGAGGTGGGTGAGCCAGGCGATCATTTCCTGGCCCATCAGGCCGTAGGCGCCCCGGCTGTCAGGCTTACCGGTCTTCTCAGAAAAGGCCTGCGGCTGCCCTTTGCACCATTGCAGGCAGAGCCGGCCGGCGACGGTGATCGAGTCGACGAAGACGGTGTCGTACTTGTCGAGCACCGAAGGATTGCCGAAGCGACCACAGACCGCGTCGAAGTGCGCCTGGCTGTAGGGCTGGTCCTCGCGCAGCGCCGGATTGGGTCCGCCGATGAACACCGCGAAGTCGCGACATTCCTGCCAGGTGCGCGGACGCACGGTGTCGCCGGCCCAGCCTTCGACCGCCAGGTCGCCGGCCTCCAGGTCGAAGAACAGGGTCGACGTGGGGTTGAGTGCCCACAACTGCGAGGTCTTACCGATGCCGCTCTTGCCGACGAGGACGCCCTTGACGCCGCGGCGCTCTGCCAGGCGCTGGTCAGCGCTGATGATGGGGAGTGTCATTTAGACCACCTCCCCGATCCGCTGCTGCGCACCGCTCAGACTGACCAGGATCACGCTGTCGCTGGTGGCGCCGGCGGCCCAGGCCAGGTCGCGCAGCTCCTTCACGGCGCGGTGACGCCGGGTATCGGCGACGATCTGAGCCGACAGCAAGTCCAGGTGGGCGTCCACGTCGGCCAGCGTGACCTGCGTCAGTGGCTTGTAGATGATGCCGTCGTCGGTGTCGCCGTCGGCGTCTTCGACCGGAATGCTGATGGCCTGCGGCAGTTGGCTGATCAGAGCGACGGGCACGCCCGGCAGCTCCAGCTGGCTGACCGGGTCCCGGTCTTGCGTACTCTTCTTGAGTTCGCGGCGCGCGATTTCGGTCAGTGCGTCCTCGGCCAGGCGGGTGCCGAGCGTGAGGATGTCCGCCGTGCGGGTGGCGCAGACCAGACGGGCGATATCGCGCGGTCTGGCATGGCCGGTGACTTCAAAGGCGTGAGTGATCTCGTCGCGTACGGCGCCGCGCAGATGGCTCATGATGGGATTACGCATGGTGTTGGCTCCAGAGTTGGTGGAGTTCATGAAGAAAGGGAACCGCGCGCGACAGCCACTCGGTGACGTTGCGCTGCTGATAGGCCGGGATCGCGGTCAGGGCTTCGGTAGGCGGGAAGGGAACGGTGGCGAGCGATTCCAGGCCCTCGCGCAAGCGCATCCAACGCTCCAGCCGCGCGGCTTCCTGCGGGTCTACCGGTGCGGTGTGGTAGCGGCCGTCGGTGGCGAGGACCGCGAGACCCGGTTTCCCCTGGACGGCGATGCGCCTGGCCTCCGCGGGGGTGGGTAGCGCCGGCGCGTCGGCCTTGATCGCTTCGACGACCGAGCACTGTTCGCTGCCGGAGAGGTCTTGCTCCTGGGCGACCCGGTCGAAGATGCGCACCGCAGACGGACCGCAGACGCCGGCCGCAGTAATGCGCTCCTTGACTTCGCGGGCGATGGCGCGGATTTCGTCCGGGGTGCGGGTGAGGACTTCGCGCTGCGTGTCGGCGGGCAGGCGGGCCAGGTCGGCGGCCGTGGAAACGGCGACCTCGCCTTGGTCGACGGCGGCCACCAGTTCGGGAATGCCGTCTTGCAGCACCTTGGCGGCACGGGCCACGGAACGGACACCGACATTCAACAACTTGGCGGCGTCATCGCGCGTGACCGGCAAATCATGCCAATTGGCATCTTTGTGGGGACGGCCGCGGTCTGCGGTTTCCAGCCTTGCCGCCACGGTGGCCCGCTGGCTCTCGGTCAGATGCCGGCGATGCAGGTTGAGGGATACGGCGAGCACGTAGGGATCGCCCACCACGGTTGCACCGAGGTGGCGCACGAGCGGTTCGATGCCCAGTTGCTCGCAGGCCCGCAGGCGGCAACGGCCGTCGATGACCTGCCCGTCCAGGAGGAGGATGGGTTCGCGCTGGCCGTTGACCGCAATGTCCGCAGTCAGCCCGGCGAGGGCCGGCGCATCCATCTCCGGGAAGATCTCAGCGGCGGGATGCAGGGGATAGCGGGTCATGGCGTTTCTCCTTTGAGCAACGCGAGGCGAAATCCCGGCTTCCCGGTCTTGAGGGTGCGTGCGGGAGCGAAGGCGCTCTTGAGCGACTCGGGCCATGCGTTGAACTTGGTTTCCGAGACGCGGTAAGCGATCTCCAGGTACTCGGCGGGGTCGTCGCCGCTCGCGGCGATGCGTCGGGTAATTTCGGCGAGCTTGGCCTGGTCCCACTCGACCTTCTTGGGCAAGTCGGCGGTGACCTGCACCTGGCCGTCGTCGAAGTGCACGACACCGGTGTCTTTGCCTGCGGTCAGCCGCAGTTGATGAGCGCGGTGGGTGTACTTCAGCTCTACCGCACGATCGATGTGCTCGACGACGGTCTTGGCAGCCGCGAGCAGAACAGCGGCGTCTCTCTTGATCCGAAACAGCGACTCGCTGGACTGCTCGGCAAGTTCCACGGCAGGGGTCGCCAGGATGTAATGGAGGTGTTCGTGGTTCATGAGCGCCCCCCGCTCACGAAGACTCGCTCGGAGGTCGAGCTGTACAGGATGCGTTGTTCCCAATCCAGGATGCCGCCCTGGCCCTCCAGGGGATAGGAGACTTTCTTGGAGAACTTGGCGAACAGAGGGCCCGTGCCCTGTGCGCGCCATCGCTGGAGTGTCTTGGGGGAAAGCCCCCATCGGTTGGCGAGTTCGCTCTCGCTCAGGAAGCGCCGCTCGGCGGGAGCCAAGGGCGTGGGGATGCTGGGATGTGTCACCGTCTTGTCCTTTCAGTAGTGGATCGGCGACCCGAATACTGAAACCCACCTTCGGGAAAATCGGCGGGAAAACCGGCGGGAATTTTGTACTTTGCGGTTTTGGAGGCTCAGAACGACGATGCCCCGCACGGGGCGGGGCATCGGGGGCTTGGGTAAGGGCGTGAGCGGCTACCGGCGCTTTAGCCAGTAGAATCCGTAGTCGTCCCACTCGACCAGCTGGCTGAAAGCTTCCCATTGCCGGGCGTTGCGCCGGAAGAGTTCGCCGGGGTTCTTCTGGGGGGAGTCGATGTCGTCCATGATCGACTGCTTGTAGCTCTTGCCCCCCTTGACGCTGTACAGGTAATTGAACACACCGGCCTGCCGGGCGCTGAACTCATAGTGCTCGCCGTCGATCACGGCGATGCGGAAGTTCTCGGAGAAGACGGCGCTGACATCGTGCTGTCGCTGAGGTGCAGGCGTCAGGCACCACGCCCAGCGCTCTGTATCGAGCTCCAGCTTGCCGCTGCGCAGATGAACGATCTCGGCGAGATGCACGAAGGGCATGGAGAGGTCGCTCACCATTGCCGCGGTTCGGGAGGTGGTACTGATCAGCACGGCGTTGTCGCGTTCCATCTTGTCGGACAGCGCCCGCCGGAACGCGTCATGGGTGCTCTGATCCGCGAGACGGCGGGCAAACAGAATGCGGCGCGAGCGCTGCCCTGCCTTGTGATCACAGACCTTCCAGACGGTGCCAGGCACCAGTTCTTCCGAGGCTTGCCTCGATGCGCCGCCGAAGGCCGTGCGCAGTCGCCCGAGCAACCACGCCGGATCGACCGCCCAGGCCTTCAGCGAGGCATTGGTGATCGGGACGTAGCCGCATTCCGGGCACAGCCCCTGGAGGACGCCGCCGATTCTTCGAGGCGCCACGTCCTGGTCGCCGCACGCGGGGCACAGAATGACCGGTACGTCCTCGGCCACCGCGAGGGCACCGCAGTCGCGGAGGAGCTCAAATGCATCGAGGTCGGTGGTGTCGAGCGTGTCTTCCACCACTCGCCCCGTCGATGTTTCCAGCAGGCTGACCAGGAGCGAAAGGGCTCGTGGTGCCAGCGGTCTCACTGCGGCGCTTCCTCGATGGCGACCGGTGGTGCTGCCTTGGGCGCAGTGACCAAGCCCCACTCCACCAGCAGCGGCTCAATTAGGTTGCGCTCCTCTTGCGTGAATTTGTGGAGATTGGCCTGGCCCTTGCGGTTGAAGCTGAGCCGGAGTGTTTTTTCCTGGGTGCCACCATGACCTTCCTCCGGGTAGAACGGCAACTCGATGTGCGCACCGACAATCAGCCATTTCCGCTTCAGTGGATTGTCGGTGGGGTACGCGGCCTTCAGCAATTGGTCTGCCGAGGCCCGATTGCCCCGCCCCATGACGTCAAACGTGCTGCGTAGGCCAGACGCCATCTCAAAAACCGCAATGCTCTTGAGGCGGGGCTGGCGAAGGCCGAGGGCTTCCCGATCAAAAATATCCACACCGTCCCGAAGCGATTCGAG